CCCGGACCGACCAGCATCAGGCCGTTGGGGGAGGCGAAATACACCCCTTCAGGTGCGGACATGATCGAGCCCCGCGAGGTGCACGGCTCGAAGGCATTGATCTTGGACGTGGTGATAGCGGTAGGCGTAGAGCCAGAAGCCGTCACCGGGGTTCCCAGTGTAGGCACCACGAGCGTCTGGTTCGTCACCCCGAGCCCGACGACAGGATACTCCACCGTCTGCACGTAGCTGACCGGCCACGCATGGGGGCGGTAAGGCTCCGAGAACCACAGCTCGTTGTCACGCCATGCAGCGAGGATGCCGTTCGGCATGAGAACCCACCCCTGCAAGTCCTCAGGGGGAGGGGTCCACTCGAAAGTCGATAGCTGCTCGTTGCCCGTTACGACCGCATCATCGGCGCTGTCGTTGTAGACAAGAGTGGCGAGGTCGATCTCAGCCACGAAGAAGTAAGTCGCCACACCGGCCGTGGACGTAACCGTGCGGTAGATGCGCGTCTTGGTGATGTTACGTCCCGAGGTAACCCCGGGTGCAGGGGCAGGGATGGTGAGCGCCCACACATCATCCTGCTTCCCCTCCTCCAAGGCCGGAGGGCTGGGGGCGCTCTCCTCTCCATACTCGGTGACCCACGTATAGACGTAGGCACGTGAGACGGTGATGGACGAGGCACCCCCGGACGGGACAACAGCGGGGGGATCAGGCGGGCTGGGAACCCCAAGGAGCAAGGGCGGGTCGCCGTTCTCAATCCGCGCCCGCGTGTTGTAGCGGGGGGAGAGGGCGCTCGACACCCAGTAATAGCGATCGTGCGTATCCCCGAACACCGGGGCTCGAACCACGTCGGTGTAGGGATCGAGAAACTCCAGCCACAGCGAGTCGAAGAGGTAGCCGGCGTTGGAGTATTGGTTGGGGATGCGGAACACGCGACCAACGCCGGGAACGGTGTTGTCGCGAACCTTCTTGGGCTGAGGAAGCCCAATTACCTTGCCGGAGTAAAGCCAGCAATTTTGGGCGACGGACGCGGCGGTGTCCGGCAGTAGAGTTTCGTCCACTGCCGGGATCATCCCCCCGAAGGTGGTGATCTTCGCCGCGACCATCTATTACTCGCCGGCCTTGGTGGCCCGGCGGCGCTTGGTCGTGTCGGATGCAGGAGCGTATCGCCCGGCGAGCTCACGGCCGCGATCCATCTCGGCACGAGTCCGAGGAGAAATGCGATCGTCCTCAACCGCCTGCCGGCGAGTGCGGGTGTTGGCCGCATCACGACGTGCAGTGCGAACCGCAGAGTTCGGCGGGTTTTCGAGATTGCGCTCGATCTCCTCGTCCGGGTTCAGCGGGTTGTCCTGATAGGCGACCTGAACGCCTTCCATCTGGTCGTGACGGATGCCATCCGTCCGACCGTCGGTGCGCTCTTCGACCGGGAGGTCCTGCTCGCCGACGCGGGGGTTCTCCTTCGGGTCGAGGCTCTCGCCCGGCTCGACGCCCGGCGGTAGCTCGGTGCGGAGGACCACATCCGGCTTCTCGGCTTCGTTCACAGTCTCAGTCTCGCTCTTTCGGGGCATAGTAGCTCTCCATGTCAGCGGGTTTGCATCAGGCGTCGAAACTCGTCGTTCTCTCTCCGCAACTTATCCATTTCTTCTTTTTGGCGCATTTCGTCAAGGCGCTCTTGCCGCTCAGCGTTCTCCACCATGGTGTCGCTGATCGTTTTCATATGGGCACAGCCCTTCACCGAAGCCTCTGCTATGACCTTCACGTAAGACGTTAGCTCGGTCATAACATCCGAGTCGATGATGGCTGCGCCCCGTATCTTGACATGCTCCTCTACCGAATGGGTCCGTGCGGTCGCCACTGGAGCGTCCGAAGTAGGGGCCTTCCTCAGCCAGCCCAACACGGCGATGACGGACCCGGCCAAGATGGTAATGGCGGTCTGAACCCACGGGGGGAGCTGTTCAAATCCCGGCATCCCTCTCCACCTTCCTCGCCGCAACCACGTCATCTTCACGACGGGCTGCGCCGGCTGCTCGCCACACATTGCTGATCTCGGTCAGAGCCGCAAGCGGAATGAAGGCGAACAGGAGCGTCGGGAACCCGGCCTCAAAATAGGCCATGCCGAACTGCACCCACACCGCGCCGCACAAGATGGACAGGATAGCCCGCATATGCGGGCTGCCCCGAGGAAGAGAGCCGTTGATGCCGAGCACCAGAAGCCGGATAAGGCCCAGCCACAGGCATATGGCTGCCCACGTATCCTCAGGTGCGATCTCCCGCAGACGGGCATACGGAGCAAGCTCGAAGGTCGCCACAGGGTGAGCCAGCACCAGACCCGCCATGACCATAGCCACCGCCAGCCACCATTCGAGCTGGCGGGAAGGCAAGTGCTTCTTGAAGATGCGAAGCCTGTCATAGACAAGCGTTCGCACGGGCGAGGTCACCGAAGGAGACCCGTTATCCATGTGGTATCTCCACTCAGGTGGTAACTCGGGTCCGTGCACGGATGCGCCCCACGAGTCCGACGATTGCAAAGATGGAAGCCACAGCTTGGGCGACAAGAGAGTAGCCCTCCTGCAGGTCGGCTTCGGTGAGGGAAACCCCCAGCATGTTCCCTCCGAGCACGACGACAGCGCCTGCCGCGCCAAGCACTCCGGCGGACTTCCACCACGGCTTGGCCGCCGGAATGGAGTTCACAGCTTCCGTCGTATCGCTCGCACGCTTGGCGATTTCAGGGTCCGTAAGCGCCTCGGAAATGGCGCGGCCCACGATGTCAGGCACCGACACCCCGTTACCCCGCGAGGTAATGGCAGCGGCGGTAGCTTTGGTGGCCACTCGAACGATGAGGTTGAAGACGCCCGGCTCCACGCTGACGATCGGTTTGGCAGAAGGCTGCGCGATCGGAGGAGTGGGGGCGATGATCTCCTTGATGGACTCCGGCATCTCCGGTGGCTCGACCCCCACGGTGGACACAGGGATGGTCCCGGGAGTGTAGGGCGTGTCCTTGATCTTCGCCCATTTGGCGTAAGCCAACGCCATCCTGCCGTGATAGTTGTGCTTGGCGTATCCCGGTCCGTTATAGACACGGGCCACAACCTCCCACCGATGGGCTTTCAAATCGTCGTCGATGCCCGTGGAGATGAGGTATTCAACGATGGCTTCGAGGTGCTTCTCCTCGTCGTCCATGAACGCAAGCACCATGCCCTGCACGGTGTCGTAGCCGACCAGCTTGTGGTTCTCGCCGAGTATCTGCCCCAGCCCCCATGACGCCGACTTGAGTGCCGCCGTCTCATCGAGCTCCATCGCCTTCTGCAGGGTGGGGTAGCTGTCCTTGGGGTAGGGGCGGGTGCCCCATTTCTTGTAGGCGAGCCCCACCTGCATGGCCTGCTGGCGCTTATCGGCGGATAGGTTGCGGTAGAACACATGCGGCTCGAAGAGCATCTTCGGGCGACCTTGCCGGTCGAACCCACTGCCAGCAGCCTCCACGTCCATGAAGGCATGAAGTTCGTCCTCGCCCACGCCGATGCGCTGGCCGATGCGGGGGATGTCGAGGTCCTCTATCCGCTTTGCTGCGCCCTTGAAGCCATTCCAGTTGGTCATGGTCATCTCCAGAAGGCGGTGGCACGGGACATAACGCTGTCCTCCTTTACCACACCGCCGGTCGTTCGCCACTGCCCATATACCGGAAGGGCGGGGATGTTGTTGATGAACGCCACCGTGGCGTAGCGGGACCCGGTTATCTGAGGCGTTCCAGCGGGCCTCTCCCAGTAGTCTCCGTAAACGTAGACGCCCGACTCAGCAATGTGCCCGATGGTCACGCAGCACTGCCCGGGGACCACCCCCGTGGTGACTGGCCCGATGTCGTTGTCCTCGCCGGTCAGGGTCCGGGTAGGGGTTATAGACCGAATACCCGACAAATGGAACACGAAAGCGGCCAGCCCGTCGGCATCGCTCGACAGGGCAACGTTACACACCCCGGTTCCGCCCTGCGTCCTAACCGTGGAAATCTGACACACCGGAGAGTTCGACGAGAAGGGGTCGTGAAACACAGACGTGCTCATCGTATCCCCGAGGAACGTGAATGGCACCGGGGAGGCAGAGTCGGCGGACGTGTAGCCCGTAACTGCCACCACAGCGTAGCCCGCCGGGAAGTCCGTGATAGGGATGTCGAAGCCGGTAGACCAGTCCACGCCTCCCCCCGAGCTCACCTCCTGTATGAAGGTCAGCCGAGGAAGGAGGGGAGCAGCAGCGAAGCCGTAGCCCGGAAGGATCATGTCCGTAGGTCCGGGATATGCGTGACGACAATGAGGTTCGTCGTCACGCAGAACAGCTGCAGGATGTCATGTGCGCCGGCGGCGGTCGCCAGAGAAGGCTTCACCCCGTAGGGGTGTTGGAACCGCGTCCCCCACGAGGAGATGAGCTTGTTGCCACCCGTCCCTTGGATAACCCGAAGGATGCGCCACGTTCCCGGCTGAGCGTTGGTCGGGTTGGCCAGCGTCCGGTTACCCGCCAAGGTAACCTGAAAATTGACACCTGCATCCCAATCGAGGGTGATCGTGGCTGCATCGGTCACCACGACAAAACCACCAGCGCTCTCCAGAAGGTCGGTGGTGATGACTTTATCAGCGGCCGCAGACCAAACTTCAGCGTTTGTCGCCTTGGCATAGGTGGCGACGGCGGTGAGGCCCAGTGCGGTTCGGGCGAGTGGAGCAGTAATGGCCCCGGTGCCCCCCTTAGTAATGGGGACAACGCCGGTCATCGCATCAGCGGTGATCTGAAGGGTGCACCTCAAAGCCCCCGCATTCCACCCAAGGCCGTCCCCCAGAGGGATTTCCTGCATCTCGCCGGAGTTGTTGGCAGAACGGCCGAGGAGGCGCTCGGCCCCAACCGTGATGGTGGCAGCGTGCTCCTCATTCCAGTTGGACGGCTGGATAAGCGTGGCGTCCGGGCCATCCGCCTTCTCCGAAACAAACGGATGTGTGATGGAGATGTCGATCGCCATACCCTCGTCCTCTGGTTGTTACCCGGTGGGGTAACCTATTTTCCTCGGGGGGTTCCGATCCCGAAGATAGCCCCAATCCGAACACCCGTATAGAGCAGCCCCCGCATAGGCACCGAAATGCCGGACGCCTGATTGGCGATGCTGAACTCTCTATCGGCATCCTTCCTCGTCTTGAAGAGCCGGTGGGGTGTGCCCTTCCTGATAAGCTCGCACAGGAAGTCATGGAGGCACGCGGCCCGCCGGTAGCGACCCCAGCGGTGCATCACGATGTTGATCGGCCACGGGATGCTGGCCCCGTCCGAGATGAAGCCGGTGGGCACTACAACGAACTGCCCGGAGCCCTCTTCTCCGACTTCCCATACAAGGTCTTCGAGGAGCTCCCACGTGTCGCTGTCCACGTTGAACTCCCGGATCGCCAGTGGGCCAGTAAACCGGCTCATTCGGTGGTCCCCACGGTGGGAGTTCGGATGATGACCCCATGCTCGTCGATGGTCTCGGCGGGGGACAGCTTGTATTTGTCGCGGCAGAAATCCATCCAGCTCGAAGAGGTGGCCTGCGACTGGAACACCTTCTGCTCCAGCATGGCGATCTGGCGCTGAGCGAGTTGCGCCTCCTGCATCTGCCGGACGACGAACTGGTGGAACGGAAGGTCAGAGTCGTTCAGCTTTTCGTTCACGTGATCAACCCCAGAGATACGAGAGCGGCATGAATGCCGGCGGCGCTGACAGCTACCCCCGATGGACGAGCGACAGGGGCCTTACCATAGAAGCCGAGCTTCTGGGTAGCCGCCGTCGCGATGGTCAGTCCGCCCGCCGTGTCCGTGCCGATCTTCTGGCTGTCTAGCTGCAGGGCGGCCCCCGTAAAGGTGTTGGCAGCGCGGATGTGGATGCCGTGCAGGCCCGTCACGTTGGTGATGTCAAAGACCTTCCACACGTCCTCGAAGCCGACGTGGATAGCGGTGCCGTCGCTACGCACACCGCCGCCGCCCCAGATGAGGCCATACTTGTATTTGGCGTCACCGTAGGACTGGAACTGGATCGCTCGCCCGTTGGCGTTACCCTTCTTGTCGGTGCCGCCGCTGCCCGACCCAGTGATGAGGATACCGATGTTCATGTTGTCGGGGCCGTTGGCCTCGATCTGGCGCGACCCGGTTTCAGTCGCGTTGGCGCTCATCGTGATGATGTCGGGGAAACCGAAGCCGGCCACCAAGAAGGTCATGTCGAAGGTGGCACCCGTGCCCGTGCCGCCAGTCACAGGGACTGGGCCAGTCGGAAGGGTGGTATAGTTGCCGGGCTCGACGATGCCAGCAGTGGTGACGCCGCCGGAACCGTTGACAGACAGCACCTCGATCTGAGCCGGGACAGTATAGGCCCCGCCCGATGCAACGGTGAGGATGTCCCCCTTAACGTAGCCGGAGCCAGCCACCGCCGTGTCGGCCGACTGGGCGTGGCGGTCCGTATATACCTTACCGTTTTTCGTCAGGGAGATGATGGTCGCCCCTACCGGGATGCCATTGCCCTCAATCGTATCCCCGATACAGAACCGGGAGCCGGCCATGTTGATGCCGGTCACCGTGATGTTGGGGGTGCCGGCAGTAAGCGTGCCTTGGCACTGAGCAGCGAACTGGCCGGACAGAATTTCCAGCGCGTGCCCATCGCCACCGTTTCCGCACTGGCGCGCGTTCGCACCCATCGCCCTCACACGGAAGCCCTGAGCCACTGCGTCGATATTCGTCAACGGGGCCGTGTTCGGGTTGGTGAACCACGTGGAGATACCCCAGTCATAATGCCGGGAAGGTGCGCCCCACTTGTCGAGGTGTTCACCGATCGCCAGACGGGCGGTCTTCGGAGTAGAACGGCCATAGATAGGCCGCTCTTCCGGGTTCCACCCCGTCTCACTGATCCACACCTTCTGGGTGTTGACAGGCTCAGTAGCCGCCGCCGTCCGCACCACGTTCTCGACCTGCACGGAGGCCATGCGGGTGTTGACGAAAGCGGTGGTCGCCAGCTTGGTGCTGTTGTCAGCATCCGCCGGCGTGGGGGCCGTAGGCGTGCCGGTGAAGGCAGGGCTGTCCAGCTTGGCCAGCTCAGCCCACGTGGACCAGTTACCTCCGAAGTAATTCCTGATCCAAGCGCGCGGATTGGCGGTGGTGGTGTTCAGGAAGAACTGGGCACGAGCGGCACCCGCCGAACGGGTGCTCTGGAAACCCGCGCCATACCCGAAATTGGGAGTGTTGGTCCACGGGGTGTTCGCTTTGAAGAACTGCGCGGTGTCCCCCGGCACCGAGTTCATATCGGTGTATACCGCGCCACTCGTCTCGGCAGACGTTCCCAGTCCATAAGTGCCCGTTCCCGACGCCCCGGCCGGCCCGGTCAAGGCGTCAAGCATATCGGCATAGGTAGCCCCGGCGTTACCAGAGGCGGAACGGTAGGCATCGAGCAAGCCCGAAGCCATATGCGCGGCCCCGCCGAACGGGGGTTCCAGTCGGTAGGTATCCGTATCCGACAGGACGAGCGCGATGGCGTCAGCTGCGGGCAGCGTCTGGCTGGAGCCGCTGACAATCTCTACAACCGTGAGGTTCTGAAGTGCCATCGGTTACATCCGATACGGGTTCATGATCTGGACGTTGAAGGTTGCCCCGCCAGTCGGCGCAGCGGTGTTGACACCGATGCGGACCTGAGTGGAGCTGACCGTATCCACATAGACACCAAGCCCAGCGGAAGCGGAGTTTGCCGGAAGGGGGATGATGTCCTTTGCGCCCAGAGGAGCGTCCACCCCATGGTTCGTGAGGGCCGAAAGGGTCTGGCCGGCGGCGATGGTGACCGTGATAGTGGCGGCCGTCCGGTAGCCGACGTTGCCCTCACAGGCGAAATCGACCGAGACGTTACCGAACTGCGGCTTCTCCGTCCACTCGTTAGCCGCGACCGCCCGGTCCAGCGTGATCGGGTTGTCCTTCCACGTGGAGCGCCGGCTATCGGCATAGTAGTAGCTCTTCGCCTTGACACCGGAGACGAGGCGCATCCGGTTATCCTTGGTGAAGTGCTCAATGCCGTAGGCCCCACCAGTGTCGAGGACGTTGATGAGGGGGGTCGGCAGAACGAGGTCGCCGGTCGGGTAATCGGGATCGAGGGCAAGAACCGAAGCACCGTCTATGCGGGCGTGATTGCCGACGATCTCCAGACCGTTCACCAGCCCGGCACCCGCAGGGATGTGCAGGATAAGGCCCTTGGTCAGGTCCAACAGGTTGCGGTTCGGGTCGTTTGCGTCCCCGCTCTGCTTCGCTTCCTGCAGGATGTGCAGCTTGTTGAACAGCAGGCTGATGTCGGCCATCTGGCCGTTGTTCGTCTTCTCGACAAACGGCCCCCAGTTGATGAGCGCCCGGTTGAGGGCGATCATCGTCTGAGGCTGAGCAGCCGAGTTGGTGGCGTCGAGCTGGATAGCTGCCGCCTGATGCCCGCCGAAGAAGTAGTTGGCGAGGATCAGGTTCTTGCGCTGGCGCAGGCGGACGAGCGTGCTGTTCGGCAGGCCGGCCGGGAAGTCGCCCTTGCCCGGTCCGCGAAGTAGCGAGCCGATGAGCATGTTCTCCGCACCGAGCTCCAGCGCTTCCAGCTGGTTCTGCCACAGGGTGAGCTGGGACAGCACGCTGCGCTGGATGCCGCCGTCGTTCTCGCCAGCGCGCGGGTGCCAAGCGGGGAACGTGCCAGTGAGCGCCTGCCGGCCGAGCGAGAAGCGGCACTGGGTGACCGCGCCGTCGATCATGATACGCGGCAGCCACGCGATGTCGTTGTAGCGGAAATCGTTGTTTAGAACGTTGGGGTGCTGCAGATCGGTGTAGAGGCCGATCATGTTGTTGTGGACGAAATTGTCCGCGATCGTCACCGCATACAGGTTCTTGTAGAGCTCGATGCCGATGAGGCACTGGCTGATGCGGCACTCCAGAATGAGGAACTGATAGAGCCGGTAAGCGAGGTTCACCGGGTCCTTTTCGAGCTGCTGAGAGCCTAGCCCGATGATGTAATTGTGCGGGGTCGAGCCGCTGCCATTACCCGGCGTGGTCTCGACGCCGGTTCCCGGCCCTTGGATGTAAAGGCCACGGATACCGCCGCCTCGAAACTCACTCTCCCCGTTGTCGTGCAGGTTGAGGATCGCCTTGCCGACCGTCCACGCATTATCATACGTGCCCGGCACCGACAGGACGCAAGCCCCCGGTCCAGCAGTCTGGTGGTAGATGCGCGGGTAGGTGTTGACCCCCTGCATCCTGAACTTGTCGCCCGGGGCTCCCTTGGAGCTGGCAGGCCATATGATAAGCCCCTGCCCCTTCACGTCACGCACGTAGTCGATAGCCGCTTGGACAGCGGCGGTATCGTTCGACGTTCCGATCTCACCGAAGGCTTGGACTGGGACGCCGATCTCGTGCTTGGTCTGGCGTTCCCAGATGTCCCCGCCCTTCTCGAAGTAGCGGGAATGGCCCGGAACAGCGCCCACCTTGGCGAACAGGTGCTCCACGCCGTTAGCCGTGTCCCAGCCCCTCGTGCTGATATACTTGACGAAGGCGGGAAGCGCCGGAGCAGCCAGAATGTCAGGTATGCTGGCATAGCTTATCGCGCTCGCTTCAGCGCCCGCGCCAACGGATAGGGCAGCGGCTTCAGCCGCATCCTTGTGCCCCTCTGCTTCAGCAGCGTGGAGCTGTGCGGCGTCTCTTGCAGCGGCAGCGGCATCCCTCGCCGACATCGAGGTGCTGGCGTAGGTCGAAGCCATGGCCTCGTGGCCAGCGGCGGCCGCCTGAGCGGATACGGCCTGAGCCGCCATCTCTAGGGCGACCTGAGCCGACACCTCGGCGTTCTGGAAGTTACCTTGCAGGGTAACGACCTTCTCCTGCACGAAGGCGGTGGTCGCCAGCCGGTCGCTATCATCGTCCGGGGCAGGAGTAGGGGCGGTGGGAGCCCCCGTCATCGCCGGGCTGGCAGCCTTGAGGACCGGCACGCCATTGATCAGGAGGCTGTAATCGCCCGCGTTCGTGCCGTCATTCTGACGGACGAAGGTGCGCAGCGCCTTGGCGTTACCGTCCCAGAAGGCGCGGAACCACGTGCCGCCGTCGCCCCAGCCGCCGTTGAACGCCTTGAGGGTGAAGTAGCCACCCTCGATAGTCGGGCCGGAATTGTCGAGCTTGTTGCCCAGTGCCGTGGCCACAGCCGTGGAAATCGGCTTGTTGGCGTCGGACGTGTTGTCCACGTTCGACAGGCCCACCATGGCCTTGGTAGGCGTCTCCCATGCAGATGCGCCGCCGGCGGTCCGGCGGATGACCTGCCCTTCCGTTCCGCCTGTCGGAACACCCTCGCCCTTGTTACCTGCCGGGGTAAACCCGATCAGGACCGACTCCCCGTTGGAGAAGGGGCTCGTGGCGCTCGACCCACGGTGAGCGATGCTGACGTTGTAGTAGCCGGTCTCGGCGGACGAAGCCGTCACGTCGAACGACAGATACTTGGTTCGATCAGCAACAGAGACTATCCGCAGGCGGCCCTTGACCGGGTTGTCCACAGAGTTGAACGCGGCAACAAGAGCCCCGATAGCAGCGCCGCTGGCGTCGGTGGACGACATCTGCAGGTTGGTAGACGTGTTCTGCTGAGTGGCGGACACGCGCGCCCGACCCGCAAGGGGGGTCCCCGTCAGGTTCGTGGACCACGTATAGGGGAAGTCCTGAACACTCGGGGGACCGGCGATGCCCTGAATGCCCTGAATGCCCTGAACACCCTGAATGCCTTGGTCGCCCTTGTCGCCCTTGTCGCCCTTCAGAGAGCCGACGTTGAGCCACTCCTCGGTATCCGGCTGCCAGACGTAGAGGTTCTTGGCGGTGCCCACGAAATAGGCTTCGCCGCCAGCCCCTTCAGCAGGGAGCTGCGCAGAGCTGGTGACCGAGCCGACGATGACAAGAGGATCACCCTTCGGCCCGCGTAGGGCCATGGCGTTGTCGCTGGTCGCCTCAAGCCCGCTCGCCGTGATGTATCCGACCTCGGACGGCTCATCGCCAAAGCCACCGCTCCAGCCGGTAACCCGCATGACGACATCGGTGCCACGGGTTTCGAGGGCGAAGTCAGGGGTCCACCCCCGGTAGCCAAGGATCGTAGCCCGAGCTTCGGCGGCATCGGCGGCGGCTTGGGAAGCGGCCTCCGCGTCGGTGTCAACTTGTGCGGCGGTGTTGAGGACAGACTGGAGTGACGCTGCGGCCGAAGCGGCGGCGTTCACCGCAGCGGCGATGTCGCTCAGGGCCTGAGCTTCAGCGAAGACCTCGAAGTCCTCGTTCTCCGGGACGTTGATCTGAAGGTCATCCATCGCGCGTCACCGGGTTACGGACACGGAACTTACCCTCGAAGAGCATCTTCGGAGGGTTCGGGACGTTTGTGACTAGCACGTCGAAGCTGAGGGTGCCCAAGGGCAGCTCCATCGTTTGCTCCGGCGTAATGCTCATCTGCAGCCTCCCCGGGGAGTCTGGGATGGGGATAAACCCTCCGTTAGCCGTGTTCAACTCCAATAGGAGCTCGGGGTCGTTCCGGCTGTCACGAAGGTGGCAGCGAAGCTCCCAAGTGGACACGTCGATGGGCTCCCCGCTCTCCTTGTTGCGGAGGGTGAACCCTTGGATGAAGTGTGTTCCACGGTAACAGGGCATCCGTTACCTCGGACCAGTTGGGAAGGTGCGCGGGAACATCCAGCTCTGCCCACCATAAAGGTGGTGCCGGGACGCGCTAACCCTCGCTGCGGATATGGCGGACCTGAAGCGCCGACCGTGGTGCAGCGCCATGGTGGTGTTGGAGTAGGGCTTCGCCGGCTGGGACATCATGTGCGCCAGCAGCCCGTCCAGCATCGCATTGTAACTGTGCGTGAACAGCCAGTCCGGGTAGTCGGGAAGCCCGGTCTCCTCCCTCACCGGATCGGTTACCGTGAGCGCCATGGTGGCGAAATACTGGCCATCCGTGTTCGGCATGGTGGCAAACCGAAGGAGCCCGGGAGTAGGCATGGATGCCCGCACCGGACGGTCATTATGGGTCACCCCAAGGAGCCGGACGATCTCGCCCGTCGCATCCTCCGTCTCGACCTCATACTCGTTCACGTTCGCCCTGACGAACACAGGAACCCGCTCCTGCCATGCGTTGGTGTCGCGCAGGAACTGGTCCATGACCGTGAAGAGCTCGTAGACCATGCTGTCGTCAAGGACGCCGGGCAGGCGGGTCCTCGCCGTGTTGATGAGCCGCTGGACAGGGCGGGGAAGGGTCACGACCGCACCTCCAGCATCTGGGTTACGAACTTGTTGAGGAAGGCGCTAGACCGGGCGTCCTGCGTGTTCTCTTCATCTCGGAGCTGGGCGTGCCCGACGATGTAGTAGATCAGCGACATCCGGTATTGCTGGTCGATGGCCACATCGGTGCTGTTGACCGCGCTGTAGCTCGGCACCGCGTTGGCGGTGTTGATGAACATGTCAGGACGGAGCCGGCGGGCCTCAAGGAGGGCAGCGTTGAGCCCGACCAGAAGGCTATCGTCGTCGTAGCGATACGGCTCGATGGTGTCCTGCAGGAGCACCCGGGCCGTGCCGATGATCTCAGCAACGGTCTGTAGTGCCACGGCTCCCTCCAGTCCTTGTCACCTTGGGTCGAGAAGGTCCAGCCGTTACCCCGTGAGGTAAGGCTGGACCGTATCTCGTTACGCCTTGGTGACGATGGCCTGAGCGAGGGCCGTGCCGTCGATCACCTTGTAGCCGTAGACCTGCAGGCCGCGCAGGACCGTGCCGAAGGTCATCTCCGAGCGGAGAGTCTCGAACTTGGAAACCTGCGAGGCGAAGGTCAGGCCGTGGGCGTGGCCGGCGTAGATGACGTATTCACCCGCCGCGAGGCCCGCATCGACACCGCCCGGGAGCAGGTTCGACACGTAGAGGGTGAAGCGGTCAACCATGCCGATGCGGCCGTTGCGCAGCATAGAGGTGCCGTCGCCGGACAGGTAAGCCTGCCGCAGCTCGGACATCTTGATCATGCTCGAAGCCCAGCTCGGCAGGATCACCCAGCGGCCTTCCTCGGGTATGTTCTGTTCGTCCAGCGTGGAGCCGAGACGGAGCAGCACGTCGAGGATTTCGACCTCGCCGGCACCGGGGTCGCGGGCCGTGACAGCCAGCGGCGTGGTGGTTGCGCCGAGGTTGATGTCGCCGCTGATCTTGCCGGCGGTGACGCCACGGTTGGCAGCGTTCGGCGAGTTCAGCAGGCCGATGAGCACATCGGTATCAATCTGGATTTTCATCTGTTGGGCGGCGTCGTCGCCCCACATGTTGAGGTTGTCCAGATCGGACTGGATCGCCATCACGTCGTCAAGGATCGTATTGAAATACTTGCCCTTGTCGATGTCGAGGTCGATCACGTTGCCCGACGGGCGCTCCAGCTCAAGAATACCGTCGGCGCGGTAGTTCTTGATCGTGATGGTCGGGCGGGTCCTGATCTTGACCTTATCACCCATCTGGGAGATCGCGCCCTCATAGTCCGTGTTGCTGATAGCAGCAAGGACAGTCGAGGCGTAGAACTTCTCGACGAGCTTACCAGACCAGATTTCCGGGATGAACCCGGTGGCCTTAAGGTCGTTCGGCGTGCCGCCGGTCGGGTAGATCGGGGGGGTCGTTCCAGACCCTGCAAGGGGGAAAGGCATCTTGTGGCCTCAATGATGAAGAGGGTTCACCGGATGCGCCCATCACGCTGAGCCTCGAAGATCATCTTCTCGGCCTGTTGAGCTTCTGCCTCCCTGCCCCGGTATCTGCCGGCGGACTTATCGGTGTAGAAGCTCGCGATTTGAGCGCGTGTGATGATGGGCTTCTCAGCGGGGACCGAACTCGCCGCCGACTTGGCTCTGCCGGGCGCTGCGAACTGTTCCAGCGGAACCTTCTTCTGGGAGGCAGGCGGGGCCTGCTCCTGTCCCTTCGGGTTCGGCTGACCCTTCGCAGGGTCCACGGCAGCCTCTTCAGCGAGGAAGCCTTTGAAGAAAGCCACGACCCGAGGGGCGTCGTTCCGCTCGAACGCGGCTTTCAGCAATTCATGTCGTATAGTGCCTGAATACGTGTCTGGCAAGCGCAGCCACGCAAGAAAATCAGGATCGGCGTTCATGGCCTCCCAGTTGGGGACCTGATCCGCCAGAGTGCGAAGGAGCTCGTCACGCTTGCTGCTGACGACGGTGCCCTGAACCTGCCCCAGTCGGGCTTCGAGCTGGCTGATCCTCTGCTGGAACGCGGCCTCGCGCGCAGCGATGATCTCTTCAGCCTTCTTGCCCACGACGCCGAGGAACTCCGAGCCGTAGCTCTCCTCCTCTTCCGGTGTGATGAGGCGCTTGGGCTGTAGCTCCGGGGGTGTCTGCTCCTTGGGCGGTGCAGACATGGTGGCGAGCATGGACTCCAGCTGGGTCACCCGCGAAGAGAGCTGTCGGTTGTGCTCCTCGACGCGATCGTAGCGACCCTTCATGGAACGGTATCGGTGCTCCCAGTTCTCCTCCTCGCCGGGGGAACCTTGTCCGTTGGAAGGAGTCTCAGCCGGGGACGGTGCATCCTTCGAGGTCGTCTGGGGGGCTTCGGGGGTCTTCTCCGGCGTTCCCTCGCCATTGTCCTCCTCACCGCCGGCGTCGTCCGGCTGGATGTTGTTGGCCAGACGGAAAGCTTCCGCCGACCGAGCCGCAACAGCGGCCACGGCCGGGGGGAGCTTCATGTTCGGGTCATCTACAAAAGTGTTGGGCTTCATTTCTTAGCGTCCTCCAAACGGACGACGGTGCCCTTGGCGTTCTGCAGGAGGCGCAGGATGTCCCGGGCTTCCTGAGCCCGGCCCTGAGCCGTCTGGAGATTGGGAAGGGGAGCGCCGACCAATTCATCCTTGCGCTGGTCCACGTGCGCTTCAAGAGCCGACATCAGCTTCCGCCATCCTGTGGGAGAAGACTGCTGGAGCTCATTAGCGGCGCGGACGAGCGCTTCGTTGCCCTTGGAGACGGCCATGTGGGTGGTATCTCAGACCGGCTTGGCAGCCTTGACGGACTGCTGGCCGAACATGCGGGTGGAACCGCCCGACACCTTGATCGAGCTGTTACCCGCGCCGCGCGTATTGGCGGTGACGCCCGGCTTCTGGGCGACGACGCCCGACTTGCCGAACATCGAATTGCTACCACCCTTGGCGAACTCGGCGTTCCGGGTGGAAATCTGCTTGTCCTTCATCCTTACCTCCAAGGTAACCGGGGTTAATGGACCCCGCCAGCGACCTGCACGCGCGGCCCCATGTCGTTCGTGGACGTGGGACCGGGCTGTGCTCCCTGCGCCTGAGCTCCGGCCTCAGCCTGCTGCTGAGCCTGCATGGCGGCCTGTATCTGGGCCTGCTGATCCGGGTCGGGGACAATCTCCTCGCCGGGCAGTCCGATCGTGTTGGCGACCGAACGTAGCACAGCCGTGCGGCCTTTGACACCGATGATCTGCGCGTCCACGGGGTTGGCCGTGATCGACAGGAACTCAAGCTGGCGGGCACGCTGCGTCTCGCGCTGGACAGCTACGTTGACGCCCATGACGCGGATCGCTTCGTCACCCCTGAGTATACCCGTCGTGTCGGTCAGCATCAGCATGTCGAACAGCGACGACAGGAGAGGGTCCATCACGTCGCGGTCGATGTTGGCGGCGACCGTCTGAAGGATTTTCGAGGCGTTACCCATCAGCATGGCCAGACCGGCGGCCGTCCGCCCGGCACCGCCGGTCGCCCCGGAACCCGTCTGGTATTTCGGGATCGCGGAGAGGTCATCGGCGATGTTGTTGAACTCGCGATAGACGGCGAGGAGCTCGCCGGCGTTGGAGCCGGGCTGGAAGAAGCTGATGGGCGGCTGGGTGTTGTTGCCCATGTCGTCGGAGGTCGTTAGCCAGCGCTTCCACGGATACATCTCCTCCGGGTCCTCGCCAGCGGCCAGACGATCGGCGTTGATGACCACCTGCGGGCCGGAAGAGATCGAGAGGTTGTTGACCAGCGCCCGGAGGGTGGCGTTGCACACCTCCTGAATGTCCGAGAGGATGTCCGGCAGGCCGTTGCCCACCGGCGTTCCCGGCACCTTCTCGAAGCTCGTCACGAAATAGGGGTGGCGCTTGCGCGGGGAGGGCGAGCGCTGGACCTTGATGACATGGCGGCCGATGAGCCAGACCTGAACCATGTAGTCACGCAGCGGGTCCTCGACGGCGAACCCATACTCCTCCAGCATCCGCCCCTGCACGTTGCCGTGGTATTCGAGGCAGGTGATCAGCCCGGAGGTGTTGAAGACAGGGTTTTCCCGGTTCTCGTATTGGGCTCGTTCACTGTCCGTGGTGTCGTAATTGTCGTTGAGCCCCCCGCGCCCATGTTCATCGAGCACGGCCCGGATGGCGTCATGGTCATATCCGGGGAGGTCCAGAAGATCGTTGAGGTCAGCGCGGGTCAGCCGGGTGCGCTCTATGACGGCGGCATCCTCGATGTCGGCGACCCCGGGGGTCCAGTAGAGGTCGAACGGGGAAATACGGTTCCAGCACAGCCGGGGCTTCTCCACCGTCGCCGGCTGCCCGCTCGACCAGTCCACGCTCGGCACCATGCGGACGACAGGCCCCTTGATGCAGGCGAACGGGAATAGGGGCAGATCAACCAGAAACTCGGCGAGCGCCTTGTAGAAGCCGCCCTCCTCAAGCATCTCGTCGATGCGGTCCTGAGCGATCTGGGCGCGCTTGGCGGCCTGTTTCTTCTCCGCTTGACGCGCAGCGTCTATGAGCTGGGCCACGCGGTCACGGATGGCCCCGGGATCGGGCTGCGGCCCGCCCAGAGCGGCGAGCTCCTGAAGCTCCGACATGACGAGCTGCTGGATAACCCCGGTCACGTCAGGCGGAACATCAGGGTCAGCGGGCGGGTGAATGCCCCACGAGCGGTCAGGAGCCAGATACACGTCGCGCAGGAGCGAGCTGGCTCCTCGGCACTTCATGGCGATGATGCGAGCGTATACCTCGCTGCCGCCGAACTTCTTGATCGCGGCCAGCGTTTCCGCATCATACTCGCCGGCAAAGGCGCGCATGGCGGCCAAAAGCCGGTTCGACCAACCAGCCTTGGCGTCGTTCCTATGTCTCTGGAAGTGCTCGTATTCTCTGCGGATGAACCCGGCAAGCTGGGTCGTGTCCACCTCGGGCTCGCGGAGAGCGAGCGCACGACTCTCATCGCGTGCCTTGATCTGCTCCTCCAGACGAGCTGGAGGAATGACGTTGAGCACACCCATTCCGGCGTGGGTATCGACCATGAGCCGTAACTAGACTACAACGAAGAGAAGAACAAGCCCACCCGTTATGATGTGAAGGCGACATGGACAAAGCCAACGTAGCCCTCCTGCCACGGACTGACGCTCTATACGTGAAGCTGGCCCGCGAGATCGCGATCGACCACCACGAGCTCGGGGACATCCTGACACGCTATGGTGTGACGGAGCTGGAATGGGAGCGGATCAGGACGGACCCCCGGTTCCAGTCCCTCCTGAAGACCGAGATCGAGGCGTGGCAGAGCGCGGTCAACACGCATGAGCGCACCAAGCTCAAGGCCGCAGCCATGATCGAGGAGTGGATGCCCGAGGCGATGGGGCGGCTGCACGACAAGGGCGAGAACCTCTCCGCCAAGGTCGAGCTCGGCAAGCTCATCGCCCGCATCGCGGGCATGGGGCTGAACAACGCCGAGATAAACGGCGGCGTTGGCGAGAAATTCTCGGTGACCATCAACCTCGGCTCCGACAACCAGCTCAAGTTCGAGAAGGAAGTTACCCCGAAGGTAATCGAGGCCACCCCGAATGACTGAGACCCCGACGCCCCCGGACGCCGAGAAGACCCAGCCGAGCTGGTATGTTCACAGCTACGATCTGGAGAACCACCTCGTCCGCATGATGGACGGGCATATCGCCACCATCGACTCCATGCTCGACATAGACGGCGACGAGACGGATGACCCCGAGTTCGCCATTGTCGCCGTCGCTCACCACCCCGTCGGGTTCTGGTTCACCCTCGATCTGCAGAACACGATCAACTTCCCGGTGCATTGATGACCACGATCAACTACGCCGCACCCCCGACGTGCGCGCGTTTCATGAAGAGCACGTCCTTCGGCAGGCTGATCGCCGGGCCGGTCGGATCGGGCAAGACGACGGCGTGCCTCTTCGAGCTCTTCAGGCGGGCGTGTGAACAGCAGGCGGCTCCCGACGGCATCCGCTACACCCGTTTCGCCATCGTCCGCCAGACGCTGAAGCAGATCAAGGACACCGTGCTGAAGGACATCCTCGCATGGCTTCCGGGCGTCGCCGAGTTCAAGGTCTCCGACCACACGATCTACATCTCGATCGGAGATGTTCGCTCGGAATGGCTCCTCATCCCCCTCGACAACCCGGATGACCAAGCGCGCCTGCTGTCCATGCAGCTTACCGGCGCATGGCTCTCCGAGGCGATCGAGATGGATGTCGGCGTCATATCTCCGCTCGCCGGACGTGTCGGCCGTTTCCCCTCCGCAGCTCAGGGCGGTGCGTCGTGGTTCGGCATCATCGCCGACACCAACATGCCCCCCGAGGGCTCCGACTGGCACAAGTTCATGGAGCTGGAGACCCCGCCCGACTGGTCGATCTTCATCCAGCCCGGCGGCATGAGCCCGGACGCCGAGAACCTCGAATGGCTCACCCAGACCCCGGAGACGCTGCGCTACCCGCCCGATCATCCGGTCCGGCTGGCGCAAGGGCGCACCTATTACGAGCGCTTCATCCGATCGAACACGGCCGAGTGGTGCAAGCGCTACGTCCACGCCCAGTATGGCGATGACCCCTCGGGCACGGCGGTGTTCCGCGACAGCTTCCGCTTCAGGGGCGACGACGGACGCCCTTTCCACGTCGCCGACACTCTGGAGCCGGTCTACGGCCACCCCCTCATCGTCGGACAGGATTTCGGCCGCGACCCGTGGAGCATCATCTGCCAGCTCGACCACAATGGCAGGCTGCTCGTTCTCGAAGAGGTCGAGGCGGAGGACATCGGGCTGGAGCTGCATTTGGAGCGCTCGCTACGCCCCCGGCTGATGAACCAGCGCTATTTCGGCCGCCCGGTCGCGCTGATCGGCGATCCGGCGGGCAAGGCCAAGGACAGCATCTACGAGGAGACCAGTTTCGACGCCATCAAGCGCATGGGCTTCATGACTTTCCCCGCCCCCACCAACGATCTGGACCCGCGCATACGGGCCGTGGAGGCGTTTCTCATGGGGCAGCGTAACGGTGGACCGGCTATCGTCTTCGACCGGCAGAGGTGCCCCACGCTCGTCAGGGCTATGTCAGGCGGCTACCGCTACGCCAAGACCCGCAGCGGGCAGCGCAAGCCCACGCCCGAGAAGAACAAGTTTTCCCACCCCGTGGACGCGCTGCAATACGCGGCGCTGGCGGCTCATGGTGGTATGGTCACCACGCTCCTCGCCCGCAAGCTCCAGAGCAAGCCGAGAGTGGTGCGGGAGCGTATGCCCTCCCGCGCTTGGACCTGAGCTCAGCCGACATACTCTCCCGACAGGAGCTTGTGCTTGAACAGTTCGCACAGATAGACGGCGAACTGCATGTCTCCCGTGGAGCAGGCCGCATAGGACTTCCCGTTGGCGTCCACGCCCAGCACAAGGACCTCTCTGAGGCCCTTGGCACCATCGAGAACCTTGTCCACGGGAACAGGGCCATCGGTCATGTTCTCAGCCGTCCTCTCAACCATCTTCGCACCCGTCATTTTCGGCATCGTCAGTCCTCCTCGTCGAGTTCGCGCATCAGGTGGGCCTGTCCACACGCGGCCGCACCCAGAAGCGCGTAGGTAATCACGCCGGCGGTGCCCACTCTGGCCGACCCGTTGGGAAAGCTCGTGGCGAGAACGAGGCCATCGAGGTCCCCCGCCTTCGCACGGGCAAGCGCTTCCTCCAGCAGCTCCACGATAAACGGATCGGGGTGACCGGGAGAGGCGAGCTTGTGCCCGGCCAGATCGAACACCTCGGCGGGGGTAACGGGCCTGTTAGGCTTCATCGTCATACTCCAGCATTGGTGCGATGGCAGCAATTTCGGGGTGGCGCTTCATGATGAGGAACACGGGAGCGGGTATGCTGCCGCGCTCCGAGTTGCACTTCACGCAGGAGGCAACGACGTTCAGCAGTGTGTATAGGCCCCCTTGGCACCCCGGTATCAGCCTGTCGAGGGTCAGCGCATGGGGCGGGGGAGGAACACCGCGTTTTCGCCCTGCCCAGTCCGGGTGAAGCACTCGGTCGCACCAGAAACACCTCCGGCCCGACCTGATGAGCGCATCGTAGCGCAGCGCACTTCGGGACCCCATCAGCTCTTCCCGGCAGTCTTCCGCTTGGTTCTGGCAGGCTTGGTTCTGGCGGGGGGAGGTTCAGCGGGCTTGGGGCTCGGCTGCAGGACGAAGTTGTATACCCCCTCGTCGTCGATGAAGTCCTTGACCCCGCAACCATATTCCTTCTGCAGCTCGGCGATGCGCTGCTGGGCATCCTCCATCCGCTCGTAATCGCGGATTTCCATCTGCTGCTCGACGCCACGATCGAGAATGACACGGTGGATCATCAACCCCTCCTTAGGGCGGCATACACGACCAGCCCGAGAAACAGCATCAGCCAGCACACAGCGAAGAAGAAGGTCATGACGCCGGCACGGAAGCGGTAGGCGCTCGTCCACGCCCACAGGGCCAGCGGCAGAGTGGAAACGAGGATCAGCCATAGAACCACTTGGGGGTTCATTTCCGGCCTTTCGAGGATGTGCCCTTCACGAATTTCAACCTCAGGGCGATGATGATGAGCGTGACGACGATGGCGGTGAGGGTGACCCATCCGGCAAGTGTCAGCTCCTCCATCTGGCGGGTCCTTCGTAGGATGGGCACGATGGCAGAGAGGAGGGGGTGTGTCAAGTTACAATGGTGTAATTCTGGAGTAACAAAGTGGTTTGGTGGTCTAGGTATTCTCAGGGTCCCTGAGAAGGCGGGGGCGGCCCCCCCTCCCCCCTGTCCAGTTACCCCCGGGGGTAACCCCCTCCCCATTGCTAGGTCAGAGGATGGCGAGCGCAATACGGCGCAAGCGGCTCAAACCCCGATACTCGGGTTGGCAGCATGGGGCTGCCGGTTCTTTGCACCATGAATAGCTGGCCCTGCGTGACGGGCGCGCCCTCCAGCCGGGCGGACTTATGAAAAAGGCTGGGGTTAGGGGACCCCCACGGGTGCGATACGTGGGAACCGGGGCCTAATCGCTAAGGTGAAGTCACTGTGACGGGTGACGCTGCCTAGCGAGCTGCGCGAGCAGTGTGAAGCCGAAACCCTAATCGCGACCCGCCTCATGCGGGAAAGGCTAGGCCCTTCGACAAGTCATCGTTGGTATCATCAAACCACTGAACCATTACACGGTGCGATTGTGTGATGGTTCTGACGAATTGCGCCCTCGACTGGGGAAACCCGGCCGGGGGCGCGTCCTTTGCATGGTTACTCTTCGGAGTAACTTTCCAAAGGACGGTGGAGAGCTATCATGGCACAAAATCCGGTTCGCGCCAAACTGGCGCTATCGCAAATCCGCGAAGCCGGCCGGCTGGAATATACCAAGTCGGCTTATCTCGCCAAGCCCGACTTGGCCGCCATGCGTGATGCGGTCAACGCCTATCAGGGCAAGGTGACCAAGCTTCCGCCCCAGCCGACCGGGCCGAAGCCCCGCTATTGCAAGGCCGGCTATCGCCCGATGCAAGGCGCACTGGCAAAGCAGGAAGCCGACTGGCGGGCCAATGGTTGCAGGCTAGGGCAAGTCGTGGTTGTGGGCCGATGACCATCAGGCGAACGGCGGCGCGGCGGCGCTTCCTATTCCGCAGCACAAGGTATGGCGGCGAGCTCCGGCTTGGCCATTGGACCATCAGTTGGAGGAGTTACCCGGCTAGGTAACGCAATGGTTCGCTGGTAGGGTCGGACCCTACCAGCGGCTTTACAAATGTCGATGGTATTATCTATCATCGGTATCTGTAAGGCCATGGGTAGGCAGGGCTGGAAACGGCAGTCGTGGGTAGGCTATCTATATCTATAATTCATAATGTTCTATTAATCATTTAGATAAGCCCCCCCATAATCTACCCAAAATCTATAAACCTATTATCTACCCTTCATTTCTGTAAAAGTGGATGGTAGATTTAGGTGGGGTGTATCAAATTGGTAGGGATAATAGGATAATAGGCATGGTAGATGGGCCTAACCCATTGAACCATAACGACATTCCAGAAAAAACCCCCTACCATCTTGACAGCACATTGCCCGGTCATTTACATATACGGTGGATAGTAGGACATGGGTTTGTAAAAATGGCCTTCAAATGCCCTTCATGCGGCGGCAAGACTGCCGTTCGTAGCACGCAAGAGACAACGAGCCCGCAAGGGCGTTACATGGTCAAGCGTTACAGAACATGCCTCTCGTGCGATGGTAGGCTAGATACAGCCGAGATCGTGATAGGTGCAATCCGCCACGGGCAACGCTCAAAAATCGCCCCTTCCGTTGATAGTTACAAATCCGGGGGGCTATCAATACCGCCAGTGCCGGGCGTGGTTCATTGCCCTGCCTGCACAAACGCCCATAACCACGTCACCTCGACAGAACGTAGGCCCGACGCCTACGAACGCCGGCACAAGTGCCGTGTGTGCTCGACCGGGTTCTACAGTTACACCAGTTACACCGGCGATGGCGTTCAGGTCCAGAGACGCAAGCGCCCGCGCCCCACATAATAAGCCGGCGAAACAACGCTGCGCACTCATCGCCCCGTTACTTCAGGGGTAACACCAGCCGTAGGAGAATGTGACATGAACCAGATCAGCGCCAATGCCGGCTCCAACATCAAGTCGGCTCTCGACGAGCTCATGAAGGACGTGCGGCAGTTCGGCCGTGAGCAGGCCCTCGGCGAGGACGCCAAGGCTAAGTTCGCCCTGCGGGTTACCCGCGCCTCTGCCGACGGCATCATCGACTTGGAGAAGAAGCACGGCAAGGACCCGAAGACCGCCAAGGATGACATCGACGTTCTCTACAAGGAGTATGTCGATCAGTATTCGTCCAAGTCGCTCCACGAGCACAAGGGCATCGTGCAGAAGACCTCGGAGATGCGGGTCTTCGTCAAGTTCGGCGCGATGACGACGTGCGATCCGGTCACCGTGCTCAACCGTGCGGTCATCCTGCGCAACGAGCTCGCCAAGGGTGACACCAAGGTGAAGTCGGCGTTCCCGTCCTACCTCAACGTCGCCCGTGCACAGTTGGACAGCGACCAGCCGCTGACCGATGACCAGATCAGGGAGTGCGTCGTGCCCGGCGAGCCGGCTGAGAAGACGCTGGAGAAGGAGCTCGGGCGCATCGCCAAGGCGCTGGAGGCCATCATCACCGGTGAGAACAAGGCCGGGCTGAAGTGCCAGAGCGAGAACGTGATCGCCGCGCACGACGCCATCACCCGCGAGATCGCCACGATGGTCAAGCAGCGCGAGCTCATGGACCTCCTGCAGAAGGCCGCTGACCTCGGGCTCAACGTCTCCTCCAACGTGCCGGAGCAGATCGCCGCCTGAGACTGCACGGCCGAAGGGGAGGGGGCTTACCTCAAGCGGTAACCCTCTCCCTTTCCACCACCCAACCACCGCACCACCGGAGGACAACATGAGCAGCCACCATCGCTACCATCTCCCCTGCCCCTGCGGGTCCGGGAAGCTGTCGTGGTGGGAGAACGATGCCCGTGGCATCCCGCTCTTCCGCGCCTGTGACGATTGCGTGGGCGAGAAACTGTTGCGCTACCGCCCCGATGTCCTGTCCGATCCGAACTACTGGTCGGACGAGCCGATCAACCCCGAGTAACAGGGAGGGTCTTTCAGCGGATGCGCACTCATCATGTGCATCTCCTCGACGACCTTACCACTGGAGGTAACGATGGACGAGCACAAGGTCTGGGTGGAGGAGAATGTGTCCGCCCTTGATTTCCTCGCATGGCTGGAGATGCAGCCCGGCGGCAAGGAATATAGCTACACCGCAACCCAGTCCTGTGCCTTCGCCCTCTACCTGAAGAGCAAGGGGCTCGATCGCGTCTTCGTCGGCAGCGCGCTGTGGTCCATGTTCGGGGTCGATACGGACTTTCAGATACCGCCCCACGTGAACGACGCTGTGTGGAGGCACCCCCGCACTTTCGCCGCCGCAGCTCGCCGGCTGCGTTCTTACCTCGGAGAGTAACTCATGAACGAGCAGCAGATTTTCGATACCGTCGCCGCTCATCTCTTCAGGCAGGGGCGGCGGGCCATGGACGGAAGCGGCTGCCGCTACCGCAGCGGCGACGGGCTCAAGTGCGCCGTCGGCTGCTTCATCCCGGATGAAGCCTATGACCCCGACATCGAGGGTGTCTCGTGCTATGACCTCAGGGTCAGAAGCCTTCTCCCCTTCAAGCCCGATGACTATACGCTCGCGCTCCTGCACATGCTTCAGGGCACCCATGATAACAGGGAGAACTGGGTGGACACGCAGGCGATGCGGGAAGCGCTGGCCCGTGTGGCTGAGCGCTTCAAACTGAGCTTCGTCCCCGAGAACTACCAGTTCAGCGACCGGCGCTGGCCTCTGTGCCGCTGAGGGTCGCTTACCCCGAGGAGTAACCGAATGTCACCACAGGAGATTTTCGATACCGTTGCTGCGCACCTGTTCACGCAGGGGCGGCAGGCCGTCAGCAGGGACGGCACCTGCCAATACCGCACCGAGGACGGTCTCAAGTGCGCCGTCGGCTGCCTCATCCGGGATGAGGATTACAATCCTGAGATCGAGGACCTCCCGGCCTTCAATACCCGCGTCCTCGACCGGCTCCCCTTCAAGGTGGACGTGGAGGTGGAGGTGGAGGTGGACGGCCCCGAGTTTTCAGTGTGCAGCCTGCTGCAATCGCTTCAGCGCGTGCATGATCACGAGCCGGATTGGGCGAGCACGCACGCGATGCGGACAGCGCTGGCCTATGTGGCTGAGCGCTATCACCTCAAGTTTATCCCCGAGAACTACCAGTTCAGCGACCGCTGAGGGTCGCTTACTTCGGGGGTAACACCACCCAACCACCTCACCATAAGGAGAGAGCATGAGCGCAGAGGGTAAGAAGAAGCGCGGCGAGAGCGGCAAGAAGAACGCCGAGAGCTCGCCGTTCCGCATGAACGGTCGCCCCGCCGATTGGGAGGCTCGCAGCCGTGGCTGCTTCCAGACGCGCGGCGCTGCCTCGTCGGGTAGCGTCACGATGCGCGGCCTGCTCGGTGGCATGATCGCCGAGCGCATGGGCTACGCCATGCCGGGTATGCCCGGCATCGAGTATACGTTGGAGCACGCTGCGTCCCGGGTGACGCACCCCGCCCTGACGTTCTGAGCCACAAGACGTGAGGGGGACCTGAGTATGTCCTTAAACTGCTCGCCTTACCCTGAGGGTAAGCGCGCACTCATTTCGGAGCGGTCTCGTGGATGATGGTGTAGACTGGCACACGGTGCTGTCGATCGCACGCTGGCGGCTGGCTTGGTGCGAGCAGGCTCGGAGAGAGCTGCTTGCTAAAGTTCATAGCAGCGATGAGGTCCCGAAGTTGCACCTGAGGTATGCCAAGCTGACAAATAGCATAAACACGCTGGAATATGCAATCTGGCTGGCAGAGCACAGGTTATACGAAGCAATGTCGCATCTTACTGTTGGCAAACGCTTGCTGGGGCCGCTGGATTGGATGTGATTACCTCGGGGGTAATACAGGAGAGGTCTCGTGCGTGGGGTTTACAACTGGCGCGTGATAGCGGAAATCGCACGATGGCAGCTGGCTTGGTGCGAGCAGGCGCATGAGGCGCTACTCGCCGTCGGATACCACAGCAATTACCACCACATCAGGCTGAGCAGGCTTGCCGATGATATACGGGCTTACCGCTTCATAATATCCATGGCGGACCGTAATATCACTGATAGGAAAAGCAGACTCAAGGGGATAGGCATTATCCCTATTCATCATTTGACGATGAAGAGTCCGCTGGAGTGGATGTGATTACCTTGGGGGTAACTGGAGGAGAAAATGGCTAAGATGAACGTCGCCGGCCTCGAATACGTGGCCACCTGCATCGAAACCGCAGCTCTCGCGCACAAAGACATCGGTTTCAATATGGGCTATGTCATTACGACGGCTGGCGGCTTCGCCGATGACAAGTCCGGCCATGGGTGTGGCACCGTCGCCTGTATCGCTGGGTGGACACTCGCCCTGCTGGACGAGAAGGGTAAACCACGGAAAAAGCCGCTCAGCCCGAGTAGCTTGTATAGATTGTTCGAGGGGGCATACGACCCTGTGAGGGATGCTAGGATGCGCCTTGGGTTGACGATCGACCAAGCGGATCAGTTGATGACCCCCGCCCCATTTGGTCAGCCGATCTGTAATACACGCTGGATGCGCGGCATCCCGCTGCTGGAAGCGGTCGAGGCCATCCGTGGGCTGATCGACACCGGCGAAGTCAAGTGGAAGGAGTGAACGATATGGACATGCAAGTGTGGGGCTGGCCCCAATGGACGATGGTAGCGCTCCTTTTTCTGGGCGCGTTCGTTTCAATAGCACTGCATGGGGAGCAGAGAAAACCCCATGACGCCCCGACAGCCCTGTTGTCGATCCTGATACACGCCATCCTCCTCTACGCCGGGGGGTTCTTCGGTTAACTCCACGAGGTAACCCATGTCGCTTCTCAGAGGGCAGGAGTGTATCAAGGGTTTGGTCAAAACCCCCTTCGGAATATATTGCTGGTATGTTGGCATCGCCCCTACACTAAGACTCCTAACAGAAGAAGAACAGGTGTCTTTGGTTAGGTGGAAGGTCAGTATGCTGAGCGCTATTCTGGAGGACACTGACAGTCCTCATATAAAAAACAGGCTGGAGGAATGGGAGATGTGGCTGGAGCGGCTTACGAAAAGGCCCTACTAACCCCACGAGGTAACCCATGGCGATTGGTAAGGCACGCCGGCTGTTTAGATGGCATCTGAACAAGACGCGCGGTGGGGTTATGGGTCCCATGCCCATCGACGATCTAGAACGTGCCACCATGTTCGGCATCAGTCTGCTGAAGTGGATAAAGGACGAGGCCACGGACCCTGTGGATATTCTTTGGGTCCATCACGCTACTTCTGCGTGGACGAATTACCTTAAGGGGGTAAGGGAGAAACAACATGAACGAGCTCGTGCTTTGGAGCACCGTGCTGGTGGTGGTGCTGTTCGCCGTGCTGATCGCGCAGAGCGTTCTCCTCTGCACGAGGAAACATCTGAGGCGTAAGCCTTGGGTTTACCCGAGGAAGTAACATGGTCACCCCGACGATGACGTTCCTCGGTGAGGCTATGGACAGAGATTGCCTCATCGAGGAACGCAAGAGGCGGCTATTGAATGTCCTGCGGATAATAGAGTGGCGCATCGAATGGCAGCTTGCGGGGCGAAGTGAGATGCAGAGAGCACTACAAAATGAGGCCAAGAACTCTACTGAACTTCGCATTAGATGTTTGCGGGTTATACACCGCATCGATGTAGAAATCGCTCGACTTGAGGCTTCCAAACGCGCCACCCTCAAGGTTATAGAGTCCAACGTGAGGCACTGGTAAGGAAGGGGGCAAACATGTTCTGGCTCATCATCGTTCTCATCGTCATCGCCGCCCTCCTGCATTTCATCTGGGTGGCGCTGGAGAAAATCGCCATCGAGCTCATGCGGATCAACGGACAGATAGAGGCGCGCACTCATGCCACACCCGAAACCAGCTACCCCCGTTACTCCAGAAGGTAACGGCATCCGCGAGCTCATCTGGGGCGTGCCGGGTGATGTTACCCTGCACGGGGACCGTGGGGACGTAGCTGGGGTAAACTACGGGGTTCACGTAGTGGATATGGGGCCATTAGACCTCACTGGGATGGGGTGGGGCCATGGGGACGGATATGGTCACCACCGTAGAAGCGGAGCAGGGCATGGGCGAGACATCGGCCGGGGGGATGATGGGTTCGGATCAGAGCAAAAAAGCATACGCGAGCTCATCTGGGGCGTGCCCGGGTGATGTCATCCGCGAGCTCATCTGGAGCGCGCTTGGTGATGTATCCATCTCCAAGGGCGAAGTGTCCGAGAGCTACGGCATCCACAGCATCCTCGGAATTAATTCTATCTCACTCGGGGGTTGGGGCGACGGCACGGGGGGATATGGTGAGCCACGTGGTAAGGGGGCTGGAAACGGGAAAGAGAGGCGGTAGCATCCGCGAGCTCATCTGGTTCGTCATCGGGCACCATGCAGGAGAGAAAGAGGACGAAAAAGTTCGTCCATCCGATTATGGCATGGAGTTCTGGAACAGAGGATACGGCGACGGAACTTATGGCCATACCCATGCAGACGGAGGGGGTAACGGAGTAGAGTGGAAACCCTTAACCTCAGGAGGTAAGTGAACAAATGAGCAGCATGTTCGGAAAGCCGGTCCTCGTGACCACCGCACACAAGGGTGTGTTCTTCGGCTACTTCTCAAAGCGGGAAGGCACCACGGTGCATCTGACCCGATCGCGCAACTGCATCTACTGGCCCGCCGAGAACCGTGGTTTCCTCGGGCTGGCGAAGTGGGGTCCGCTGGAGGGGGCACGCATCGGCCCGGAGGCTGACATAGAGCTACTCGACGTGACCTCCATCGCACAGTGCACGGACGAAGCTGTGCAGCGGTGGGAAGCTGCGCCTTGGAGCGAGTGATTACCCCGGGGGTAACACTCCGGGAGCTCATCTGGGGCGTGCCCGGCGATGTGAATTACTTCGACCTGACTGTCGGTGAGTATGGCACCTCCTATTTTTCAGGTGACGGTGATGGAAGCCCACACCTCCGTGATGGCACCTTCTACGACCCACCATGGGGGGAAGGGCTTATAGTGGGGCATGGGGATGGGGCAGGAGGAGATGAAGACGGAACAATGGGATACTGGGGGTTTGATGACGGGTCGGGAGGGACTCTGGGGAATTTCTGAGCTCCTCTGGGGCATGCCCGGCGAGGTCGATAGCGGCCCCAACCACGCACCCATTGAACTGGTTTACAACCGTCCGTTCTCCTATGGACACGGGGCGCACAGCGGTAGGGGATGGGGTGGGGAGAAATATGGAAAGGGTTACTCCCACGGAACCGGCGAAGGGCGCATAGTGGGTAACGACGATGGGTCATATGGAAATCCGTGAGTTGATCTGGGGGATACCCAGCGAATGCACCCCCGCAGATCGAGCTCCTATCCTGAAGAGTTACCTTCGGGGTTACTGCTCATTCTCTACTTATGGGCATGGGTGGGGGGCATATCCGGCCACCACCGGATCAGGAAGTGGGCGATGCAACCAAACAGATATATCCGGGAGTCATAGTGGGGCGGGATTGGGGTGCCCCTCGGGGTATCAGTCAGGAGGGGGAGAGGGCATTGGGGCCAGCGACACGGAGCATAGTGATGGCTCCGGCTTAATGTAACGCTTGTGTAACGTTACCATATGTGTTACCACGTCTTGATTACCAGACGAGGTAACCATGCTCCCAGAGCCACCCACCGGAATTAAGCACGACGAAGGCAAGCTCCCCCTGCACCTGCTGCCCTTCGATGCGCTGGAGTGCATCGCCGAAATCCTCGACTTCGGCATGAAGAAATACGCCCCCCGTAATTGGGAGAAGGGCATGGACTGGTCGCGGGTCTATCGTGCCACCCTGAGCCACATGTTCAAGTGGTGGATGCGAGCCGGACCGGACGAGGAGACGGGGAAATCGCACCTATGGCACGCTGGCTGCTGCATCCTCTTCCTCATCACCTACGAATACAGGGGCATCGGACGCGACGATCGCCCCTGAGCTTACCCCAACAAGTAACAGGAGCGAAGCATGGCGTTCAATCTGTGCCCGGACACCGGGCCACCGAGGCTGATCCGTTTCACCAGCCTGCCGGGCACAACGATCTCCACCCTCGACAAGGAGAACAACCTCCTGCGGGTGGACCGTGAGAAGTTCGATCAACTCAGCAAGGAGGACAGGGAGACCATCATCCGAACGGATGCGGCCGAGATCACTCTGGAGAGCCGGCTGCCGGCGTGGTGAGTAACCCGCCGAAGTAACCACCCACCCAACAGGAGAAAGACACTATGAAGCTCACCGACATCAAGAAGCGCATCCCCCTGTGGTATCAGGCCGCCATGTCCGACCGTCCCGACCGGCTGCGCTGCATCTATCTCACCTCCGCACCGGGGCGTGGCAAGACCACCGTTCTGGTGGAGGCCGTGCAGGACCTGAGCAAGGCGACGGGTCGCAACCTCGGGCTGGTCGTTCTGTCCGGTCCGCTGCTCAACCCGGCGGACAGCATCGGGTATCTGGTGCCGAAGCACGAGGGCGGGCGGGCCGAGAGCGTCTACACCGACCCCTTCTGGTTCCGCACCAACGTCGGCCGCAGGCTCGACGAGTATGAAGGTGGCATCATCGTCGTGGACGAGGCCGACAAGATGGACCCCGACGTGAAGAAGGCGATCGGCGAGGCGGCTCTGTCTGGTCGGCTCGGCCCGCATACCCTGCCGGAGGGCTGGGTCGTGTGGATGGCGGGTAACCGTGCATCGGATCGGTCGGGCTCGACCAAGGAGCTGGACCATCTGATCAACAGGCGGATGCAGATCGAGGTCTGGGACGACATTCGGAGCTGGGTGGATTGGGCGGTTACCCACGGGGTAATGCCGGTCACCGTTGCCTTCGCCGAGCAGAACCCGGGCATCGTATTCACCGAGAAGGCACCGGAGAAGCAGGGTCCGTGGTGCACGCCGAGGTCGCTGGTCATGGCCGATGGCTACCTTCAGACGCTGGGCGGCGAGGGGCGAAACATACCGAGTGATGCGCTCACCATGGAGGAGGTGGCAGGTATCATCGGCGGAGCGGCGACGGCACAGCTCTTCACCTTCGTGAAGCTCGAACAGGAGATGCCGAAGTTCGAGAAGATCGTCGCCGATCCGAAGGGGGTGAAGGTGCCGGAGAAGCCGGATGCGCAGATGCTCATCTGCTACAATCTGGCCCATAGGGTGGATGACAAGACCGCCGATCCGGTCATCACCTACATCCAGCGGATGCCCAAGGAGTTCGCGGTGACCTTCGCCAAGGCAGCGTGCAACCGGAATTACCGGCTGCTCATGTCGCCGGCGTTCGCCAAGTGGACCAAGGAGAACGCATCGCTCATGGCGATGCTGAACGGGTAACCCCGCGAAGTAACCCCACCCCCTCGTATGACGGGGTGGGTCCTGCTTAGAAAAGCGCTGAAACTTCCATAATACCCATGAGGTAACCATGACACCGATTAAGGCCACTACCGTCAGTGATCTGTTGGCTTCGGCAAGGCGTGACAAGGAAATCTACGACGCTCTGTCTGAGGAAGAGCGCGCCGAGGTCGATGCCTTCAACGCAGCGATCCGTGGCAAGAACATCAAAGAGATCATTGCGATGGGCGACCATCCGATGAAGCGGTTCCGAGCGCGTTATACGAAGTAACCCACCCACGGAGAACACCCATGCTGAAAGCCGAGAGCTCCAAGCTCTTCGTGGATGACATGCTCGCCATCAGGGGTGCGGTCGAGCATTTCCTCAACACCGGCATCTGCTGGATCGAAGCGGGATATGTTGACAGAAAACCCCGTTCGATAAGCGAGCTGGCCAACGCTGGCTCCCTTCGCAAGTTCATCAGGATGATAGCCAAGGAGAAGGGCCGCCCGTTCATCTTCGTGGAGAACAGGGTTTGCCACCCCACCACCCCGTTAACTCTGACGGTGCCCAAGAGGCAGAACTTAAAGGCTGTAGTCTCCGGGCTGCTGTTGGGCGCGCACCGCGTGCCGTATGTCAACAGAAGAACCCCGGATGTGCCACTCCTGCTCGTAGAGCAGAGGACCAACTGGGTCTTCATGTTCAAGGGCGATGAGGGGCAGGAACTACTCCAGCACTGGATGAGGAATGTGCAGGAGGACCCCGTTATGCGGATCGCCCTCAAGTTACCCCCACGGTAATGCGCCCACAGGGGGTTACCCCTGTAGGGGCAACGTATGAAGAATGGGCGGACTGGGTTGATTGGGTCTATTCCGAACCACCATGGCCCACCCCATACTTCCGCAACGTAATATCAGACCGAGAAAGGAAAAAGCTCATGTCTCTTCGCACTTTCAACATCGAACTCCGCTTCGACATGGATGACCCCGAGAAGGAGGCCATCCTCCGCGAGCTCGCCCGGCAGGCGGCACAGCAGCTCTATGCCAACGCTCAGCTCATCTCCGGCCAGCGTGCCCCGGAGATCGCGCTCTACTCCTCCGACTTCTTCGACGGGCCGAAGCAGCTCGGCCTGATCGACGGGGAGCCGGTTACCTCGGAGGAGTAACCTCCATGACGAAAGAGGAAGCCCTCCAACTCATTGAGGACGCCCCTGATCTGGGGCTTCCCAATGGGGCGTGGAGAGCGGGGAGCTACTGGTGTGGGGAGCACTACAAACTGCGGTGCTTCTATGACCCCATCAGAGGGGTTGTTTACGCCAGCACACACCCAATAGACAGGGTGCTCAGCGTAAAGGTTGACAACCTGCTCGTAGCTGTAGCAGTATTGATCGACCTGTTTGACAAACATCAGGAGGGCTGGCGTGACAAAGGAGGAAGTTGATCAGCTGTTGAATGACCAGCCCCTCTTCGGACTACCGGGTGAGCACTGGTATGGGAATTATTACTTCTGCGGGGTAACAGGGTTCACCGTCCTATTCAACCCTTCGCAGGCAAGGATACATTATGCGGCTGATGTGCATAGGAGCACGGTGCATGCAACCCATGTCCCCGACATCCTCACCGCCGTCGCTGTCATGACGGACCTCATCGACAAGCACCAAGGAAAGGAACCAGCATGAACAAGCCCACCCCGGTCGAGATGACCCCCCAGCAGCAGAAGGCATGGGACGAGACGCGCACAGCCCTGATCTGGCACTGCCCGGCGTTCACCCATATCCTCTACTCCATGATGGACACGGTGAACCAGAAGACCGTCGCCCTGTTCACGAAAGATATTCCGGTCGCCGCCACGGACGGCAGCGCACTCATGCTGAACCCGGACACGTTCTTCAAGTATGACCTCGGCGAGCGAGTGTTCATCGTCGCGCACGAGATCATGCACTGCATCCTCAACCACATGGGGATCATGCAGCGGGCGCGGCAGACGGGTAAGGTGAGTTACCCCGATGGTAAGTCGCTGCCCTACGAGCACATGTTGATGAACGTCGCCATGGACCTCGTGATCAACGACCTCCTGATCGAGTGCCGGACCGATAGCGGGCAGCCGATATTCAAGTTCAACAAGGAGTGGCTGCACGACAAGAACATCGCCACAAAGGACGACAGCGTGCTCGACGCCTACCGCAAAATCTACAAGAAGGCGGAGAAGAACGGAAAGGGCAAGGGCGGCGCGCAGGACAGCGGTGTCAGCGGGCAGGGCTTCGATGAGCACTTGGCACCGGGCACGTCTCAGGGCACGGACCCGTCTCAGGCCATGCAGGATCGGAACGAGGTGGCGTGGGGAACCGCAGTTGCGGCCGCAGCAAACGCTGCCCGGGTGCAGGGCAAGCTGCCGTCGGCTCTGGACCGTATGTTGTCCGAGGTGCTCGACCCGAAGGTGGACTGGAGGGAGAAGATCGAGGCGCTGTTCGCCCGCAAGATCGGAACCGGCACCTATAACTGGAAGTCGCCGGACCGCAGGCTCATCGTGCGGGACATCGTTGCCCCGGGGCGTTCCGGCTTTGGCGCGGATACCATCGTGGTGGCGATCGACACGTCCGGTTCGATCGGAAACGATGAACTGAAGATGTTCTTCGGCGAGATGGCCGGCATCCTCGAAGACTTGCGGCCGCGCCGACTGCTCGTGGTCTGGTGCGACGCCAAGGTGCACCGTGTGGACGAGATCGACGAGCCGAGCGACCTTTACGGCCTTCGGAAGAAGGGAGCGCCCGGTGGCGGCGGGACGAGCTTCATTCCGGTGTTCGACTGGATGGCCGGGGAGGAAATCCAGCCGGAAGCTCTGGTGTATCTCACCGATGGGTATGGTAGCTTCCCGGCTGGTCAGCCGAGCTACCCGGTGATATGGGGCAACATCTCCAAGCCGGGTTCGGTCAACTATCCGTTCGGGGATGTGGTGGACATCCCCGCATCAACCGCCTGAGAGAGGGGATATTCCCCCGCAACCGCGACGGCAACGGGCGAGCGTGAGGAATGGGGAGCCAGCCATAGCTGGCGCTAACACCCACCAAGGCGCGACAAGGGCAGGTTCCGGGCCTCTCTCATGGCGAGGCGGCTTAGCTACCCGGTGAAACCTGCCAAGCCGTCCCCTTACCCACAGGAGTAACCTCAATGTTCAAGACGGATGTGGGCCTGTTGGGGGTATTGGAGCCAGATGATGTAGAGGCCGATTTCTGGCTTCAGTTTAGTGGCTTCCTCGCGTTCAATTTCCCCGAGGACATGGCCGCGTGCAACGCCTTCCTCAAACGCGCCGAATGGAGGCTACCGTGGCTCATAAAGGCACGCAGGGCCTGCTTGATCCGCCTCCCCATAAAACCCCGCCTGCTGTTCCGGGCCATCAACCTGCACGCCGAGATCAGGCTACTCAAGTGCCGGTCACGAGCCGTGCAGCGATACATCGGCTACCTCCACATGAGCTTAGGAGAAGACAATGGCAGCCTTCAGTGACAGGACCTTCAGCGCCTTGCTATCCAAGACCCGCCTCATCTTCGAGAAACTCTCTGCCCTCAACACCATCGAACTATCACATGCCGACGTGATCAACACGCTGGCACCGCCTGAGAGCAGGAGGATTTTGCTGGAAGCGTGGAAGCACACTTCGGACCGCCTTGGAAATCAGGCGTTTTCTGTAAGCTGGCACAACGTCTACAAGGACGACGTTCTCTCTGCGGACGAACACGTCCCGCTCCACTTCTTCATGGTCAGTGCAGGCAGGCAGGCCGCGCTGGCTCCGCTGGCCCCTGTCGTTCAGCCTGACGCCGACCCTGCGATCGTGGACAAAATTACCTCATGGGTAACCTACGAGGTCCGTGCCATGTTCGACGCCACCGTCGTGAACGAGATGATCTGCCTTCTCAACAGGAAGTGCAGCTCGCCGCAGCAGGTGAGGTTCTTCTTCCCCTCCGTCCTAACCCTCCTGAGGATGGCGGATGAGACCAAGCTGGTGGAGAAACTCACAAAGGTGCGCGCACCGAAGGAGCTGCCGTCGTTTCTCCCGTCGGAGAGGGACATGATGCGTTACGCATCGGGGGTGATGGCATCTTACGAGCTGCTCGACAAACCCAAGGCGTCCGCTTCCCAGACGGTCAGTCTGGGGTTGCCGAACGGGTCGGTCAGTGTGACCGCCTTTGGGCGGACCCTGACTCTCAGAACAACGTAGGCCAAACGATAAACGGCCGGTGGGGTCAAACCCACCGGCCGCCTGAAACTCCCACCCACAGGAGCCGCCCCTAAGAGCGCCCCCTACATATGGCACCTCGACGGGGTAGTCAACACAATAAGACGGCGAACGATGAAAACCCTGATCCTCGACTATGAGACATATTACGACGACGAATACTCCCTGCGGAAAATGACGCCGGTGGAGTATATCCTCGACCCTCGTTTCGAGGTCACGGGCTGCGCCTTCAAGGAAGGGGTGACTGGGGAACCGTATTGGGTAGACGGGCCGGACCTCCCTGCCTTCTTCAGGGAGCAGGACCCCGATGTTACCTTGGCGGTAAGTCACAACGCTCTCTTCGATGCGTGCATATCCGCATGGCGTTATGGCTTCGTGCCCCGCCTCACCACCTGCACACTGTCCGTCTCGCGTGCTGTCCTCGGGCACAAGCTGAAGGCCCTGTCGCTCAACTCCGTGGCGATGCACCTCGGGCTCGGAGCCAAGACCGATGCGCTGATTAAAGCGAAGGGGATGCGGCTCGCCGACATCAAGGCATCCGGGCTCTACGATCGCTACGTTGAATACGCCAAGATCGACGCCGACCTCTGCGCCGGCATCTTTGACCGGCTGGTCAAGCAGGGGGGCTTTCCGGTCTCCGAGCTGGTCATCATGAACAGCGTGATCCGCTGTGCCACCAAGCCCCGTTTCCTCCTCGACAGTAACGTCCTCGCACAGCACGCCTTCAGGGTAGCGCAGGAGAAGGAGCAGTTGCTGGCGCGCATCGGAGTGGACAAGAAAGACCTGATGTCCAACGACAAGTTCGCCGGCCTGCTGCGGGCGATGGGCGTCGAACCCCCGATGAAGACCTCGCCGGTGACAGGAAAACAGTCCTATGCCTTCGCCAAGACGGACACCGCGTTCCTCGATCTGCAGGAGCACCCCAACCCGCAGGTGCAAGCTCTCGTCGCCGCTCGCTTCGGGCACAAGAGCACATTGGAGGAAACGCGCACCGCGCGGCTGATCAACATCGCCAACCTGCAATGGCCTGCCGAAGCGCCGTTACCCACTGAGGTAAGGCAGGGATGGATGCCGATCCCGCTGAAATACTCCGGCGCTCATACGCACCGCCTGTCGGGGGATTGGGACCTCAATGCCCAGAACTGGCCGAGAGGAGGCGAGCTGAGGCGCGCACTCATAGCACCACCGGGCTACAAGGTCGTGAGCGGGGACAAGTCGCAGGTGGAAGCGAGGCTCGTCGCCGTGCAGGCCAACGAGGAGCAGCTGGTTCGCCAGTTTGCCGATGGGGAGGATGTCTACTCATCCTTCGCCACCACCGTGTTCGGTTACCCCGTCAACAAGAGCCTGACCAAGGAGCGCTTCGTTGGAAAGCAGGCCATCCTTGGGCTGGGCTACGGGCTGGGGTGGATGAAGTTCATGGACCGGCTTGCCACCGACTCCGAGAACCAGCTTGGTTTCCGCATCAGCCTTGAGCCGAGCGAGAGCCAACGCATCGTCAACACCTATCGCAACCGCTACACCATGATACCACGCACATGGCGGATGCTGAACGACATGGGCATCCCGGCGCTCGCCAGCGGGGCGGACTTCACCTTTGGCGCGTGCCGCTTCGAGCTGGAGGCGATCGTCCTGCCGAACGGCATGAGGCTGTTCTACCACGAGCTGCGCCAGCAGCCGGGCGACAAGGGCCTCGAATGGGTGTTTACCTACGGAGGTAAGCTCAAGCGCCTCTACGGCGGCAAGCTGCTGGAGAACATCACGCAGGCCATTGCTCGCATCGACACGATGGAGGCGGCCATGCGCATCGAGAAGCGTCTGGACCGGGCTGGCATCGAGCTCGCCCATCAGGTCCATGACGAGTTGATCTTCGTCGTGCCAGACCGCTTCGCCGAAGTCGTGCAGGGCATCGTGCTGGAAGAAATGCGCAAGGCACCGGCTTGGCTGCCGCAAGCCCCCCTAGCCGCAGAGGTCGGAATGGGCCTCAGCTACGGAGAGGCGAAGTAACGTTCGCTTGACATTGGTGTAGCAATGTGGTAACTGGGTTTGTCATGGCAGCACCAGAAACAACCCCCATGAACACCGATGCGAGCATGGAGCTCAAGGCGGCGTTCCACCTCCCACCGGCCCTCAACAGCGTCCTCACGCTCCTGATGGCTGTGCCCATCCTCACGCCTGAGCTTATCGAGGAGCATGTCGAACTCAACTACAACTACCGGGTCGCCATGCACCGGCTACGCGCTGCCCTCGCTCCCTATGGCATCGAGATCAGGTCCCGCCGGATGACGGGATACTGGTTGGAGGAAGAGGACAGGGAGAAGATCAAGCAGCGCGTGCGCGCCGCCCTGCGGGCTGTAGCCTGACGCCTTACCCACGGAAGTAACCAGAGGAGCCTACCCCATGAACAGATACGTTGTCGTGATCCAGCAGGCTGGCAAGAACGAGAAAGCCTTCATCGCGCAGCAGGGCATCTGCGGTGAAATCTACATCCGTGCCCAATGCGGCACGCGCAGCGGAGCCCAGCAGATGGTTGACATCCTCAACCAGAACGGCCCGACGATCGACAAGCGGCTCAAGGATGAAGCCAAGTCGCTAGTCTCCGCCGAGAAGGAGGAGAAGCTGGCGAAGTTCAGGAGGGTCACACGATGACGCTCGGGTTCTGGATGGCGGTGTTTATCTGCACAATGCAGGCACTTCAGCTGGCGCTCGCGGTATACGTCTCTGACTGGAGCCATGCGGCGTCCGCTCTGGTCGCCTGCATGGGGTGGGCAGCGGTCGCCCTGCATCAAAAGGACATCTTCAGGTAATGGCACCAACTACGATCCGTCACAGCCCCGCCCAGCCGAAGCCCTTCGCTTGGAGTTACTCCAAGCTGAAGAACTACGAGTCATGCCCGAAACGCCACTGGCACATCGACGTGGCCAAGGACGTGAAAGAGGAAGAGGGCGAGGCCCTGACATGGGGCAACGCTGTCCACAAGGCTCTGGCGGATCGTATCGCTAGGGGGGCCGCACTGCCGCGCGGCATGGAGGACTATGAGCACTGGTGTGAAAAGGTGCTTACCTCCCCGGGTAACATCTTGGTCGAGCAGAAGCTGGCCATCACCAAGGACTTCGCCCCCTGTGAGTTCTTCGCCAAGGATGCGTGGTTCCGGGGCGTCGGCGACGTGATCAAGCTGCATGGGCCGGTGGCCCTCATCGTGGACTGGAAGACGGGTAAAATCCTCGAAGACAGCGTGCAGCTCGCCCTGTCGGCCGCGTGCGTGTTTGCACACTACCCAAAGGTCCAGCGTGTCCGGTCCGAGTTCATTTGGCTGAAGGAAGACGCCACGACCCGGGAAGATTTCCGTCGGGAGGATATGGTCAACCTGTGGCGGATTTTGTGGCCGAGGATCGAGTCACTGAGGCAAGCGCATGAGCAGATCAACTATCCACCCAAGCCCGGACCCCTCTGCAGAAGGTGGTGCCCCGTCAAGCAGTGCCCCCATAACGGAGGGTAAGCAGCTCTCACTCAAGACCTTGGCCGAAATGGCGGCGGGGAGACGATCGGTGGAGGAGGCTATCATCTATAAGCGGCTGAGTGTTGTTCAGGACGAGTTTATGTTCAAATTCCCTTCCCTGCGGGTCACACTTCATCTGGCGAGGGACTCTGAGAACAATTTGAACGTGGTCCGGGCGGCAATTTGCAAGAAGAAGTGGAAACGCTTCGGGCCAGCGGAGACTAAACTACTCGTTGCAGACAGCCACCCCACACTGGTGCATAGTGAAAGCATAGAGGTGTTTCCTTCGGACGAACTCGTCGCCAAGCTGATGTTACTCGGAGGGTAAGCCATGCTAGGAATGCCCGCACCGAGAACACCGAGGTTCATCATGCCGCTACCCAGCGGAGACAGAGTGGAGATAGGGTCCCCAGCGGCAACTTATTACATAGCGATACGAAAACTATGCCGATACGACATACGAGTTATGGCTGTGTCGGAAAAACGCAAGGTTCATTACAAGCTGTTTTGGGGGATAAACTTTTGGGTTAAACGAAGCCATGTCGTTGTGACTCTGGTATTTTCTACGGGAGATAAACTTGAGCTCGTAGAGGTGGAGAGGGACTCTCCCTCCGATGAGTTACTCGCCCAAGTAATGCTGGTTGGATGAAGGAGGACCACTATGGGCATATTCAACTGGAAGATCAACAAGACTGTGGTTCCCGCCAATACCACCGACCAGTCTGATCCCATACAGGATGAGCTTGAATGGGCTGCAAGGGGATTGGAAAGGGCAAAGAACCACACTGGTTACTATGACCATAACGTGGCTCCTGTGTGGAACTCGCGCACCATGATGCAGTTTCCGGCGTCACAAATCCAGCACATGAAAGAGGAACTTCACCGCTTAAAATACGGTGCACTGCCGGCCAAGTTTCACCAAGCCTTCGATAAACTCGAAGATGCTGTGTCATCAGGCACCCATATCAGGATCGAGGAAATCATCCTCGTCACCGAGAAGCGTGAATGCGTTGCCGTGACACTTACCCGGGAGGGTAAGCGCTTCCAGTTCTACGAGGACCCGGAAGTGTTCCCCTCCGAGGAGCTCATCGCGCAATCCATGCTGGTGGGCTAATGGCAGCCGCGTGCAGAGTATGCGGAAAGGGCAGCACGATCGTCACCGATAGCCGGCAGGTGCAGCACAACGGAAAGCCGGCGATATGGCGTCGCCGGGAGTGCCTGCAGTGCAAGCGCCGCTACAGCACCTACGAAGTGCTGGATAACGAAGTCGCCAAGGCACTACCTCCGAAGATGGATCGTGTTCTCTGGCTCCTGAAGGAGCTGAGCAAGGAATTGGAGAAGTTCCATGGATCAGACTAAGGGAGGGTTCTCGGCTGTAGCCGATCAACTGCTGGCTTCAGCACAGGAGACGTGGCTACATGTCAACGTTGCTAATACGATCCCCGGTGCCAACCTCACCGTCGCACCGTCCCATCCGACAGACCGTTTCAAGAAGCGCAAGGCAGACCGTGCAACCATACGCGCCGTCGCTGAAAGCCTTCTCATGGCACGGACGAAATTACCCTACGGGGTAATGTTCGATGCTTGGGTGAAGTTCAACCGTGCCGGCAGGGCGACCGCCATCCGCACCCGGATATTCAGGACGGATGGAGAGGTCATCACGTTCGAGGAACCGATCGAGGCGTTCCCTTCGGATGAGCTGATCGCCCGCATCATGCTGGTGGCGAAATGACCCCCGAGGGAAAGATCAAGCGCGCGGTGAGCCGCGCCATCGCCAAGTTCCCCAACGTCTACAAGTTCATGCCGGTCCCGGCCGGATTTGGACCATCGAGCCTCGACTACCTCCTCTGTGTCAACGGGCACTTCCTCGCCATCGAAACCAAGGCACCCGGCAAGAAGCTGACCCCACGCCAGCAGCTCTGTGCCAAGCAGATCACCGATGCAGGCGGCTTGGTGCTGGTCATTGACAGCGAGGACATGAGCGAGCTGCTGCTGATTTTGGACAGGCTGACATCATGACATTACCCGTTCAGGTAAGCCCGAAACACAAGGTGGTAGGCGTCCCCGACGCCCCGGCGCTGCGCAACCTCTTCCCCACCGCTCCGCAGATCGTATCCGGGGGCAGGCCGCATCTGGTCATCCCGCACCGGCCTGTCGAGACCTTCATGCTGAGGAAGCTGGGGTATGACGTTCCCGCCCCCATCCTCACGCAATACGACTGGCCGCATCCTGCGGGCGAGCCGCCTTTCGACGCCCAGAAGCGCACAGCGGCGCTGCTGACCATGAACGACCGCGCCTATGTTCTCTCGGGCATGGGCACCGGCAAGACGCGCTCGGCGCTGTGGAGCTGGGATTACCTCAACAAGGCAGGGCTGGCGGGTAAGCTGCTCGTGTTCGCCCCGCTGTCCACTCTGACCTTCACGTGGCAGCGTGAGGTGTTCAACCTCCTGCCTCACCGGAAATCCGTGGTCCTTCATGGCACCAAGAAGAAGAGGCTGGAGCGCCTCGCCGAAGATGTGGACATCTACATCATCAACCACGACGGGCTCGGGGTGTTACTCCCCGAGGTAATGGCCCGCACCGACATCACGGCGCTGGTCATCGACGAGCTCGCTGTCTATCGCAACGGCACCGCCGAGCGGACCAAGAAGCTGCGGAAGCTCACTGCCGCCCCCCATGTCAAATGGGTATGGGGCATGACCGGCTCACCGATGCCGAACGCTCCTACTGACGTATGGGCACAGGCCGCGATCGTCACGCCTTCTCGGGTGCCGAAGTATTTCACCGCGTTCCGCAACGAGCTCATGCTCAAGGTGAGCCAGTTCAAATACGTCCCCCGCAGTGACGCGGTGGAGCGTGCGTTCGAGGCGCTGCAGCCCTCTGTGCGGTTCACGCTCGACGACGTGTATGAGCTGCCGGAGACCATCTACCGATCGCTCGACGTAGAGCTGGGGAAGCAGCAGGCCAAGGTCTACAAGGACATGGCCGACAAGTGCTTCGCCGCCGTGCAGAACCACCAGATCACGGCAGCCAACGCCGGGGCCGTGATGAGCAAGCTGCTTCAGGTGTCCACGGGGTGGGTCTATACAGCAGACCACCGCACCGTTCCGCTGGATAACCAGAAACGGGTGGAGGCGCTGATGGACGCCATCAACTCCACGGACCGCAAGGTCATCGTGTTCGTGCCCTACAAGCACGCTCTGGCGGGTATCTCCGAAGCACTTACCTCGGAAGGTTACGAACATGCGGCGGTGTCCGGCGACACCCCTGCGGGGGAGCGCTCGCAGATTTTCAACGCCTTCCAGAACACCAGCAAATACAAGGTGCTCGCGGCCCACCCGCAGTGTCTGGCCCATGGGATCACCCTGACAGCGGCGGACACGATCATATGGTTCGCCCCTATCACGTCGCTTGAGACGTATGAGCAGGCCAACGCACGCATCTCGCGCGTAGGCCAGAAGCACAAGCAGCTCGTGCTGCATCTGCAGAGCACGCCCGTGGAGGCTCGGATATACTCCATGCTCAAGGGCAAGCAGCGGGTGCAGGACAAGCTCCTCGACCTGTTCGCAACAGCAACCTCGGAAGGTAACCATGAAAACTCATAACACCCTGCAGCCGATGCCCACCTCCACTGAGATCGCGAAGGTGCTGAAGCCGTTTGCGAAGGCGGCAAGTGAAGCCGACCGATGGGGAGTTCGGAACGAAATCTCGGTTCACGATCGGGCGTGGTCTGAGCCGCCTTTGGTCGCTGACCTCCGCGCTGCCCGCGACCTCCTCTCCCGCCTCTCCGCCGGGAGGAGCCGACCGAGGAGATGCTGTCCCGTGCCGCCAAAGCAGATCACAATAAGCTCCTCGCTCTGGCGATCTACAACGCCATGCTCTCCGCCGCCCCGCAGCCTGACGCCATCGAGGTGGAGCCGCTTTACGCCGCTCCGCCCGCCCCATCCGCCGAAGCAGAGAGCAAGATGCTGGAGGCGCTGAAGGCAGTGCGCGATTGGGACGCGCCCCGCGACATCCTTCCGCATGGCGTGGCGCAGAAAATCGTCGCCGCCCTCGCCGAAGCGTCTCTCGCCCCCGCTCCCGCCGAAGCAGCGAGCAAGATGCTGGAGGCGCTGCGGAAGATCGAGCTAGCATCCCGCGCGGCGGATGCGGACGACCCACTCACCTACGTCAACCGCAAAGCAGCGAAAGCCATCGCCCTCGCCGAAGCGTCTCTTGGCCCCACCCCGAGCGGCTACGACCCGGCGACGGTGGAGGAGATCGAGAGGCTCAGGCGAGGCAACGAGCGCGAGCGCACCGCCGTCGCCGATGCGATCGGCAAGATCAGGAGCGCGATCGGCGCCCGAGCATGGCTGAGGGAAAGCCGAGGTTCCTACGCTTGGGACGACGCACGCTATCAGGCCGAGTTTGGTGCCGCACTGGACGAGATCGACGCGGCGCTCGATCCGCTGCGGAAGATCGCGGCCGACTGGTCCGACTGCCCGACCGACCCGCTGGAGATCGCCGCCATCCGCGCCCTCTCCAAGACCGATGGAGGGCAGGGATGAAGCGCGCACCCTTTCGACTACGGTGGTTTTGCTACTGGCTCTTCACCGGGACGCCTCATCCAGAGAACGTCCAATTTTACAAGGACCTGTGGAACAAAGAGCGGAGACCCCTCCCATGACCAAGCCCCCGAACGAGGCGGAGATCGCGGAGCTGGAAGCAGAGCTTCGGAACGAGGACCGCTACGAGCTTTGGGGTAACTCAACAGTCGAGGCTCTCCTTGCCACCATCCGCGCGCAGCAGGAGCGGAACAAGGCGCTGGAGGGGTTCGTGGCGCTCTTCCGGTGCATCGACTTCGAGCGGTTCACCAAGCACGACAAACTGCTGCTAGGTGAACTCCACGCGCGCGCCGCCCTCTACAAGACCGATGGAGAGCAGGAGTGAGTCGCTTTCAAGACTTCACCATACCACCCTCGCTGCACCCACTGGTGCGGCGAATTTTCGAGGAGATGAAAACACAGGAGATCAGCAAAAGCGAAATGGCCCGCAGGATCGGTATCCGGCGCGAGTCGATATGGTTGTGGGAGCGTCATAACCCGCAGCTCCTGAACCTCGAAGCCGCCGGCACGGTCCTTGGACTGAAACTCAAATGGGTAAGGGACACACGATGAAGAAAATCACCGCCATATTTGCCGATGACGCGCCCGTGGACATCGGCGCTCTGGCCCTCAACTCCGTGGAGTTCATACTGGAGACACTCCCCAACGAGCCGGAACTGCCAAAGCGATCCTACAAGCGGGACGCCGAGAGACCTCGCCCCGTGGTCATTATGGAGCACTTCTCGCCTGAAGCCACGTTCACCCAGACGCAGGCGGCAAACTGGCTGCAGGCGGCGGGATATGCACAGCAGGGAGTGAGCTCTGCCCTTCAGCAGTTGAAGGTGTCTGGGAACGTCCGGTCGCTGGGCGCTGCCCGGTGGCAGTTCGTCAAGCCGTTACCCACGAGGTAACCTGAACCACCTTCTAAACACAGGAGAGAACATTATGGCTGGCCCGAATTTCGAGACCCGAGTTGCCCAATATGTGCAGCTACGGGACAAGATAGCCGACATCGAGAAGCGGCATAAGGAGGAGCTACGACCCTTCAAGGAGATGCAGGAGCTGCTGAACGCGGCACTCCTGCAGCACATGGTCTCCAGCAAGGCCGAGTCGGTCAGGACCTCCGCAGGAACGGTCTATCGTTCCTCCAAAGGGTCTGCTAGTATCGCCGACCACAAAGCCTTCTGGGCCTTCGTGGAGAACAACGGGGCTTGGGACCTTCTCGACAAGAAGGCGAACGTCACGGCGGTTCGGGACTACATCGAGGAGAACAAGAACCCCCCGCCGGGCATCACCTACACCGAGCGCCAGACCGTTGGTGTCCGGCGAAGCTGACCCACCCACCCCACTATAAGCCGTAACCGGAGAAGAGCAGTGAACGCATTGATCCCTCAGAATTTTGGCCCTGTGGCCTCGGTTTTCCAATCCCAGCCCATACAGGACGACCTGTCGGCGGGCATCGCCACGTCCTTCGGCATCGTCGGGTATCGTGGCAAGGTGTGGAACATCCGCCATCGGGGTATCGAAACCCCTCTCATGCGCGAGGATGGCGACGGGCCGCGTGGCTCGATCGAGGTGGTGATCATCAAGGCACCCCCCGTGGTGTCGAAGATTTTCTACGCATCTGGATGGGTCGAGGGCAGCTCCGCCCCTCCCGACTGCTACTCGCTGAACGGCATCCGCCCGGAGCCGAACTCGAAGGCGCTCCAGTCGCCGGCGTGCGGCACCTGCCAGCACAATCAGTGGGGCTCGCGCATTACCCCGGCGGGTAAGGCCGGCAAAGCTTGCGCGGACTCCAAGCGCTTGGCTGTCGTGCCTCTGCAGGACATCGCCAACGAGGTGCTCGGTGGGCCGATGCTCCTCCGTGTTCCGGCGGCATCGCTGCAGGACCTCGCCGTATATGGTCAGAAGATGATGGCCATGGGGTTCCCCTACTACGCGATCGGCACGCGCATTTCCTTCGACCCTGCGGAGAGCTATCCGAAGTTCATCTTCAACGCGATCCGCCCCCTCTCGGAGGAGGAAGCACGCGCAGTGGTGGCCCACCAGCAGGGGCATCAGGTGGACCGCATCCTCGGGCAGGCGGTCGAATACGCGGATGAAGTGGCTCAGCCGCAGGCCGCACAGCAGGTGTTCGAGCAGCCGGTGCAGGCGACCCAGATGGCGTCGGCGTTCCGGCAGCCCGAGCAGGTGGCACCCCAGCAGGCGGCAGCCCAGCAGGCAGCTCCGGTCCAGCAGGCAGCTCCGATCCAGCAGGCAGCTCCGGTCCAGCGGACCGGCTTTGGCACCCCGGCTCCGGCCAAGCAGGAGCCCGCCCAGCCCCAACAGCAGGCGGCACCCCAGCAGGCGGCACCCCAGACCCGCAACATCGGTGAGGTCACGAAGGCGGACGTGCCTGCGTTCATGGGTGGCACGAGCGGTCAGGTCATCGACCATGACCCGGTTACCGGCGAGGTAACCGACACCGTGCAGGCTCAGGACGGCGGCGAGGAGCAGCAGCCTCAAGGCGACTTCGAGGCTGATCTGGACGCGCAGCTCAGCGCGCTCCTCGGCAGCTAAGACCACCGGGCCGGGTAACCCCCGGCCCGTATTCCCCCCACACGGTCAAGCGGCTGATCATGATAGACATGCACGAACAGGTGCAGAAGTATCTGTCCCGGGTTCTCCCCGAGGTGGGAGAGGACAGCTACATCAACGTGCACTGGAGCTTCAAAGGGCGCGAAGACAAGAAGTTCTGGACCGGCCGGGCAACCAAGTCGATCCCTGACGCTATCAGCGCCGTAGCCTTCGCCCTCAAGGGAGCGGACACGCTAGACATCTACGCCTGCATGAGTTTGCAGAGGGAGGCCGAGAAGGTGCAGTCCGCTCGCGGCTTCCCCTACCTGAAGGCGGTCCGCAACCAGAACAACGTCGTATCTCTGAAGAGCCTCTTCCTCGACATCGACTACTTCAAGGGGGGCATGGCGGGATACGAGAGCCCGGCTGAAGCGACCAAGGCGCTCGCCGAGTTCCTCCAGCACACCTCCATGCCGAAGCCCAGCCTGATGGTTCAATCCGGCGGCGGGCTGCACGTCTACTGGACGCTCGACCGCGCACTCAGCAGGGACGAATGGGAACCGCTGGCGTTCGCGTTGGCTGAGGCAACCAAGAAGCACGGGCTCAAGTGCGACACCCAGTGCACGATCGACAGCGCCCGCATCCTGCGCATCCCCGGCACCTTCAACCGCAAGCAGAAGCCGGGCCGCCCGGTCAAACTTGTCGCCCCGGAGGCCCGCGTCGAATACAAGGTGGAGGAGCTCGACGCGCTCCTTGCGCCCTACAAGACCATCGTGCCCCGGCGCAACGAGAACGGCTCCATGCCGATCTCCGACCTTGCGGCGGGCATCATCAACGAGCACCCGCCCATCGACGCCAAGGGCGTGATACCGGAGTGTGGTTTCATCGCTACGGCGGTTACCACCGGAGGTAAGGACTACACCAACCCGCTGTGGAACCTGACGACGCTCGCAGCGACGTTCATGCAGAACAGCCGCCTCATGGCGCACCTGATGGCCCGCAAGCACCCGGGATACACCCGGGAGAGCACGGACGAGCTGTTCGACCGCAAGGAACGGGAGAAGTCAGAGAAAGGGCTAGGCTGGCCGTCCTGCGCCACGATCAGCGCCTCGGGCTGCACGGCTTGCCAGACATGCCCGCACCTGTCCAAGGGCAAGTCCCCGTTCCACCATAGCCGTGCGGTCCCCCCGAAGGCTCAGGCGCAACAGCTGGCTCTTCTCCCGGCCCAGCCGGGCATCACCAACAACAGCGACCTCCCTAAGGGCTATACCCGCACGCCGAACGGCATAGTGTGCAAGCGGGTGACCTTGGAAGACGGGACCTCATCCGATGTCCCGATCTCGGCGTTTCCAATGACGAGGCCGTGGCTCCAGAGGGACCCGTGGGCGCTCAGCTGGATGACGGTGACTGATCGCCCTCAGGTCATCACGATCCCCACGGAGTGCATCGGCACCAACGAAATGCGCAAGAAGCTGCAAGAGCAGGGCTTCATGCTGCATGACACCGAGGGTAAGGGAATAGGAGATTTTCTGGTGAGTTGGGTTAAGCAGCTGCGGGAGACCAAGGACGCCGTTGTGTCCACCGAGCCGTTCGGCTGGCAGGTGGAACGGGGCAAGTTGCAGGGGTTCGTGTTCGGAGGATCGCTATGGACGCCCAACGGCACGCGCATAGCACCTTCGCCGGACCCCGTAACGGCGAACCAGTATACCCCGCAAGGTAACATCTCCCCATGGTGGGACGCGGCGCACCTGATCACCAATCAGAAGCGCCCGGCCCTAGACGCTATCCTCGCTTCCGCGTTCGCGGCACCGCTGGTGCGGTTCACCGGCGAGAGCGGCCTGCTGATGAGCACCTATTCCAAGGAGAGCGGCATCGGCAAGAGCACGGCGACCAAGGTGGCGCAGGCGGTGTGGGGCGACCCGATCCGTGGCCGGCAGTCGCTCACCGATACGTCCAACTCCGTCATCAACAAGATCGGAGAGATGCGAAGCCTGCCCCTCTACTGGGACGAGCTCAAGACGGAAGAGGACACCCGGCGCTTCGTCACCATGGTGTTCCAGCTGTCGCAGGGTAAGGAAAAATCCCGCCTGCAGGCCAACGCGAAGCAGCGGCAGACAGGCACGTGGCAGACCCTCATGGTCAGCGCGTCGAACGAGAGCCTGCTCGACTACGTGACCCAGCGGACCCGTATGACCACCGCCGGCCTCATGCGCGTCTTCGAGTTCACGATCGAGCCGGGGACGCAGGGGCAGCTGTCCGTGTCGGACGCCAACCGGGTTATCTCCCGGCTCAACGACAACTACGGGCACGCTGGACTGGCCTACGCCACCTTCCTCGGAAACGAGTTCGCCCGCATCGACAAGGAGGTGGGGGCCTTCTTCAAGGAGCTCGAAGTCGAGGTGCAGGCCAAGGTCGAAGAGCGGTTCTGGATTTCGCTCATCACCGTCATCTGCATGGGGGCGCGATACGCCAACGAGCTGAAGATGACCCAGATCGACGAGGCGGCGCTCAAGGCGTTCATGATTACCTCACTGGGTAAGATGCGTGCCGAGCGCAACGACCAGCCGGTGGACATGGCGGACCAGTTCAACGTGGCCAACATCCTCTCCCAGTTCCTCAACTCGTCGCGGGCGAGGCACACGCTGGTCACCAACCGCATCATCATCGGACCGGGAAAACCCCAGCCGGGTGCCATCAAGATGCTCAACGACACCACCAAGATCGACGGGCTCTATGTTCATATCGGCCGCGACGACAAGCTGCTACGGGTGAGCTCCACCTACCTCAGCGAGTGGCTGCAGGAGAAGGGTCTGTCCCGCCACATGTTCATGGAGGCGCTGAAGGATAAGTTCGCCATGAAGCAGCTGCGTGGCCGTCTGGGCGGCGGTACGCCGCTGTCCAACATGACGGAATACCTGCTGGAGATCGACCTAGCCGGCAGCCCTCACAACTTCCTCGATGACCTTGGAGGCACACCATGAACGACACCGCCCGGGAGGTGCTCTACAATGAGCTCCGCAGGCGACGAGAGGAGCTGCACAAGGAAGAGCAGCGAGTGAGGGATGCCAAGGCGCATCTGGAGGAGGCGGAGAACACCCATCTCCACATCAAGAACATCACCTTGGACCTCCTAGCCGCCATTGGCGAGAAGTGGGTCGCCGATCGGGACAAGGAGGTGCCACCTCCGGGTAATCCCTTCGTGGGCGGGGTTATTACACGACAGCCCAACTACATGCCGGAGGATCAGCTCAAGGACATGGTGCAGTGGAAGGAACGAGGCGTCAATCTGTCGGGGCTTCTACAGGAGCTTAATCGGGGAGCTGGATGAGGGTTACCTTCAGGGGTAAGGGTCGGGGGTGTCTTCCATTGCAGGAGGCACCCGGTCCTCATGCAGGCTAGGGCTGTCCCACCAGATCATGGCGTAGACCATCAGAGGGGCGCTAATCAGAAGCGCCCCCGCCAGCCACCACGCCCACCACGGGTCATACTTCGGACCGCCACGCACGGTTCTTGCTCGCGTCCCTGACACGCAGGTTCTTGCGGGAGTTGCCGCCGCCATGGCGCAGCGGCTTGATGTGGTCCACGTCCTTGCCGTCGCCCTTCTTGACCCTGCCCTCCTCCATCATCTCACGACGGGCAGCGTTGTTCTTCACGCGCTTGGCGACGTTCTCGGGCCGCGCGTTGTAACCCTTCACCTGCCGACGGATTTGCGTCGGCGTTCGATGAGACTTGGGGTCCCTCTTCTCCCCGCCCTCGGCCATTACAGCCTCCCGACGAGGACGAAGATCAGGATGATGATCAGGATAACCCAGAGGAAATGGTAAGGCATTTTGGTCACCTCGTGTTGTAGACGCCTTCGGTGCTCTCATATAGAGCCCGATCCCGGCGAGTGACGCGGAAGCCGTCCTTGACCACCCCGCCCTTCTCCTCACTCTGACGGCGACGGATGTAACGGTCAAGCTCCGAGCGGGTGAGCCGCTCATCCGGCTTACGCCCCCGGTTCCACTTCTCGATCTGCCCCCACAGTTTGGTGCGCTCGTTCGGTGCAGCGCCAGCCCACAGGTGCAGATAGTCGTTGCGCTGGGAAGCCTCCCGCTTCTGCGCGCCGTAGAAATAGGAGCGGCGCTCGTTGCTCTCGGCCTCCCGCCCCGGCGTGAAGCCGAACGACCGGATCAGGGCCTCCTGCAGGGTGTAGGGGTCCATGGTCTGGTAGCCAGCAGCCGACTTCCTGCCCTCCGTCATGCGGCGGTAGGCGGCGATGCTGTTGGACGCGAACTTCAGCGGCGACAGCTTCTCCACGCCTTGAGCGATGTTGCCCGCCCACAGGTCATTGGTGCCCGACACCCAGTCCATCATCATGGAGGTGGGGGCACCGCCGACCAGCTCTCCGAAGTAGGCCATGATGTCGTGCGAGTCGTTGGAACGCGGCTCGCCGAACGTCAGCACGTCGGCAAGACCGACGCGGCTGGACAGGTCAAAGGCCATGCCGCCCGGAAGCAGCCGGGTTACCCCACGGGTAAGCGCTTCGCCGGCAGTAGGGCCGATCAGCTCGGAAGCGATCTGGCGCTGCCAGTGCTCGACATCAGACCACGTGAGCTCGGTTACGCCAACCGCGTTCATCCCCATCACGAGGAACTTGAATGGTTCAGTGGGTAGGCCAAGGGTGCCTGCAACGGTGACGTGCATAGCCGTCATGAAGCCCAGCGTCTTCAGCGCCTCGGCACGGTCGCCCGGATTGGCGTTGCGTATCGCCCGCCCGATCTGGTGCCCCATGAAGCCATAGACGAGCTGGCCATACTTCTTGAACTGCAGCGTGAGCCGGCCAAGCGGATGGTTGAAAATCGGCGGCGCATCGGTGTGGGAGTATAGCCCCTGCGTGAGGTTGGTAGCCTCCTGCGCGAAGATGGCGGCCGCCTCCCTGTCACCCCCGTTGCGCGCCATTTCCAGCCGGAACGCGGTAAGCGCCGACACGGTGCGATTGATGGCCTCAACGGCACGCGGCATTTGCCGGCCGATACCCTGAAGGTAATTGATGCCTCGGTCGAGGCCCCCAACGACACCGCCCCGCATCTCTATGAGGCGGCCGATCTCAAGCCCGGCGTCGATACCCAGCGACCCGCGATCGTGGAGGTAGTCTAGCATCCACCGCTCGTCCGCGTTCTTTACGCGATCCCTGATCTCCTCGAAGAACGTGCCACCCTCTTCGGACGGGCGGCGAACCTTGTTCACCGTCGCACGCAGGCCAGAGCCGGCCGTCGCAAGGCCCCCGATGTCGTCGTAGACCTTGAACATCATGGAAGCAGCGCGCCCCGCACCGAAGCGAGCGGCGAGCCCCGGATAGGTCAGCATCGCCGGCTGCAGCGCGTTGACCACCGAATAGGCGGGCGAGAAGAGGAAGTCGAGGAAGGCAAGGGAGGTTACCCGGTGGGTAACTTCGCCCACCATGCCAAGGTCCTCGATCGCCGCCGTCTGGTAGGTCCGCGACTCCACCTCGTTGGCGATGGCGCTGCGCCCCATGGAGTTGCGCTTGCCGAAGTCGCCGTCCGCCGGATGGTCGGCCGCCTCGCGCATCTGCTTCAGCGCTTCGTCGAGCTCCGGCTGCGTCTCCAGCTTGGCAAGATAGCCAGCGGTGCTCTTGGCATACTCGTCCATGTTCCGCGTCAGGTCGCGGCTGGCACCTTCGACGTAGTTGCGCGGCAGGCGCTTGCTCTGGATACGGGTCGCCCCCATGAGGCGGATGCTCGTCTCCCGAAGAGCCTGCACCAGCTCATTCTTCTGTCCGGCGGTCAGGTCCTTGTAGCCGGAACGGCGCTCAAGCCCCTGCTGCAGTCGCAGCATCTGGCGAGACACCATGTCGGCCTGACGATCGCCCGGATCATACCGACGCTCGGCCGCTCCCATGACCTCGGAGAACACGGTCCCGACTTGGCGCTCCAGCTCCCGCGCGGCCGCAAGTGCCTCGCGTGCGGAGTCGAAGAACTCCACGTGGCGATCCTGCACGGTCACACGGAAACGCTGTTCGGCGTCCATGTCCTGCTTGCTGATGCGGATCGTGTTGCCCTTCTCGTCGATGACCCACGGCTCGCCCGTGGTCTTGTCCACCCACCGGCTGCGGATAGCCGGGCGGGTCTCCTGCTGACGAGCGAAATCGAGCGCGGCCTTGCGGTCATCGAACTCGAACACGTTGTCCTCGATCTGGCGCAGGAAGCCCTTGGTGCCGGCGGCCGGGGGTCGGATGATGTAGCGGGCGCGCACGACATGGCTGCCCCGACGCATCAGGGGCACATAAGGCCCCTTGATCTTGGCCAGCTCCCCGGCTTCCTCGATCAGGTCGTATACTTCCCCCAGAAGCTCCTTGTCCGCATCCGTCGCCGTCCCTTCGTGCAGGCGCACAGCCAGAGGATCGGCCACGGCCGGGTCAGTGATACCAGCCGCCTTCAGGATGCGGTTACGGATCAGCCCCAGAGACATCTGGTTTTGCTGCTGGGTGAAGAAGTCGATGCTCTCCCTCCGAAGGTCCTTCAGGTCCTGCGGGAGGGCCGCCCACCGGCGGGCGAGGTCGGCGTGCTGTGCCTTCGGCCACGCCCCATGCAGCGTGTCCTTACCCAGATGGGTGTTCTGGTCGAGCGGGCGGTCAGCGAAAACGCCTGCCATGGTTTCGTCGTGCAGGAGGGAGGCGAACTCCTGCCACTGCGTGACCGGCCTGCCCTGAGCATCGTTACGGACCACCGTGTTGCGATACTGACGCTCGGCCAGATATAGCCTGTGGATGACCGGCTCGGATTGGCGCAGGAGCACCTCAGCGCGCTGCCGCGTCATCTCGATCAGGTCAGCCACCCGGCGCACCGGATTGTTACCCCCGAAGTAATCCTTCGCCAGCTGGGCGATCTGGTCCAGCGTGCGCAGGCGGAGGAGCCTCGGCGCTGCGGCCTGCTCCTGCATGTCAGGCTGCTGGAGAACACCCGGCAGGCGGCGGTTCAGCGTCTCGGGGATGAACGGGAGCACATCGGCACCGGGCGCTGCGGAGGTCTTGATGTATCCCTCACGCTGGCGGCGGATGGCTTCCACCAGACGGTTGCGCCGCTGGTCCGCCAGCATACGGTCCATATAGGTGGACTCGTCAGCCGGCAGCTTGTCGAGCATGGCGCGCTCGGTGAGCGAAATGGCCGCTTCGAGGGCGGTCGCACCCTTGGGCGGTAGGCCGAAGGCGCGGCGCAGGACATCCACGAAGGCGTCCCAAGTCGTGTATTTCCGCCACTCGCGAATGCCGAGCTGGCGAGCGAGCGTATCGGAAATCTGCACGTCCTTGAGGAAATTCTGGAAGGCCGCATTGGACATGGCCTCCGCGACGAGCTCATGCTCGTTCCTCAGCCCATACCACTGGTTACCCGTGAGGTCGTTAATCCCTCCCGTATAGGACACGACATACTCACGCAGCGCCTCGATAGACGCGCTAAGCGCCGGGGTGTTGTTGATCATCCGCGCGGTAGCTGCGTGGATTACCTCGTGGGTAAGCACGTGCATGGCACGGGCTTTCTTCTGGAACACCTCACCCGCAACAAAGATTGCATCCATCTTGGGGTGGTAAGCACCATCGGCCCGCGTATTGGCGATCCTCTCCATATCTGCGTAGGTTACAACGTAGACAGGAACATCGGGGACTGCGGCCATGAGCTTAGACCGCAGAAGAGAAAAGAACGGATTATTGTAAACACCCTCGGCTGCTTCAAGAGTAGCGAACCTCTCAAAGGACTCCCGAGTGGTAAACTTTTCATAATACCACAGGGGGTAGCCGTCTTCCAGTCTTATACTACCGGCGGGGTCCATGGCCATCCAGAAAGGAGCACCACGGGTAACCGCTTCTACAGGGTCCCACACCTCGGCCGGCAGAACCTCGTCGCTGGGAGCATCCGACTTGATGTCCTCCACAACCGCCTGATCGGTGTCTGCCCCTGCCTCCTTCTTCGTCGCCCCACGCTTGGCCAGCCAATCCTTGAGCTCCGGCAGGGTGACAACCCTGATGTCCTGCACGCGCTCGGCTGCACGCCCATCGCTGAACGCCCCCTCGTAGGCGTCCATCACCTGCAGCATGTTCTTGAAGCCGACGAACACCTTGTGCTCATCGAACGCCTGCGTCTCTAGGCTGCGCTGATCCAGAATGACGGCGAAATCGCTCGTCAGGTCCCCGCCGATAAACACGTCAACCGGGTCGCCATCGACGCCTTCGGTGCCGAGAATGTGCCCGTAATGGGCGGGCATCCGAACTGCCCACTCGCTCCCATCGGGGGCACGCCCACTGCGCATTCCGCCTTTCGGCGTCTCAATGGCCATGCGGAGGCCAAGGGCATTCACGTGCCCTTTCTTGTAGTTGCCGGCGGCCTTCTGAGCCTCGGTCGGCTTGCGGTCCGTCTCCTTCGCCGCTGCCTTGACCTTCTGGTCAGGGGTTTTCTGGGCAGTGGGGTCACTGACCTTGGTAAACACCACGCCGCGCCGCGCCGCGCCCAGCAGCTGAGCATACGACCAAGTGGTCTCGGAACCGCCCGCGTCCCTGATGTGAACGTCGGAACTGGTTATGGAGCTGATCTTGTAGGGCTCACCGGCCTTGGAATAGCTGATGTCCCCGGAAGAGGTTACCCAATCCCCGGCCTTGGCACCCACGATTTTCTGAAGGCGCTCTACACGAGCATCCTTGGCAGCTTTTGCTTTGCTGACCCGTGCCTTAACCTCCTGCACCTTGGGGGTGACCTTAGGGGCAGGCTTACTTTCAGGGGTAACCGGCGTCTGGGGCGCAGGTTGGGGCGCAGGCTTAGGAGCGGGTTTGGCCCCCGCCACCTGAAGACCCATGGACGCAGCGATGCGGGCCTTCTCTTCATCAGAGAGAACCTTCACATCGGATGCCTTCTTGGCACGCACGACGCCATCGACAGTCTCGGTGCCATCATCAATGGTAACGCCTCGACGCCGACCAGACACCCGCGTCTCCACGTCTTCCTTGCCCACGATAGTGGGGTCCGGTCGCACAGTGGTTTCGTCTTCCAGCTTAGCCAGTGAACGGGTTCGCTGGCGATCTGCTTCGCCCTCAGGGTCTTCTACAGAAAGCTCTTCAGCCCTAGCCTCGTTACGGGCAGCTTCTTCTTCCGTCGCCGCGCCCATACCGGGGGCAGCCATTGTCTCGACATCACCCTTGTAGCTGGACTTAACGGACGCGCCTTCAGCCCTACGCTCCGCGCGAGCGTCCTCCTCCCCGCCAGTGCGGATGTCCCACTCGCGCTTGACGAAGCGATCGAACGCTTCCTTGCCGGGCTTTTTCTTCTTGAGGAGATCGCGCGCCTCAACAAGGAGCTGCACCGCCCCGTTGTAATTCATCTCGGCATCAGTGTTCTCCTGAAGCCGGCCGGGGATAGTGATCCCCTGCTCCTTTGCGGCATCCACCAGACGGCGAGCACGCTGAAGGATATTGCCACGGGCAGCCTGAGCCTCGCCGCCGCGCGCAGCATAGTTCTGTTCCGACGGATCGGGCAGATGCAGCTCGATGACAGAAGCCGCCACCTCGTTGGTGCGCTTGCGCTCCTCCCGCTGCTTCTCACTACGGTTCTTGCCTTGGCGTTCAGGCTCGATGTTCTCCCGAAGAGCGACGTTGCCCTCCTCGTCCGTGGTGAGCATACCACGAGCACGACGGCGAGCCTCGGCGGTGGCTTCCGCCTGAAGCCGGCGGGCCTCCACGTCCTCGGGGCGCATACTCTCCAAGATGCGCCGGCCTTGCGGCCCAACGCGCGGAGGAGGGGCGGCAGGGATCGGCCCAAGCCCAGTCTGCACCATCCCGTCCGGCCGGATGTTCCCCATAGGAGTGGGTGTCGGCTGGGCCGCCGGCTGGGGGGTAGGAGCGGGCGTTACCTGCTGGGTAACCGGCTGGGTAACCGGCTGGGTAACCGGCTGGGGTGCCACGGCCGCCGGAGTGGGAGCGGGAGCCGGAGCCGGAGTAGGGGCAGCAGGCGGCGGCTCTGCAGCGGAGGCCGTTGCCACGGGCACGGGGGCAGGTGCCGGGGGCTGGGTAACAGCCGGAGCTTCGGTGGTTGCGGGGGCTCCAACATGCTCCGGCTGCGTCGCGCTGATCGCCGCCTGCTGTTCAGGGGAAACGCCAGTGCCAACGGTCGGTGGTGCGACCGCGCGGCGGCGCTTCGAGTAGACCTTGGGGGACCCCACAGGAGCGTTCTGCGGGTTACCCACGACGACATTGGTAGTCGGCGGGGGAGGCGGGGCAGCGGCCGTGAGCCCGCCCGGCGTAGCCGCCTGAGGAGAGGGTTGGGTCGTAGCCGGGGCATTCTGCACCGGCATGGACGGGGTGCGCGGCTTGCGCCCACCAATAGCGTCGGCAGCGCCACCGAGGGCCGCGCCGATAGCGGCACCTTCGAGACCACCGGCGACCACGCGGCCCCAGTCAACCTCGGGCTGGAAGCCACCAGAAACAGCACCAGCCTCGCCGGCATAGGTCTCTGCGCCAGACTGGATACCCTCCGTCGCGCCACCGAGAGCCGCCCCCTTGGCGGATCGGGCCATCAGCCCGCCCGTCATGGACTGGCCTACACCCTTCACGCCGACGGCGCGGGCAACCTGACCCGGCACACCGAACACAGAAGTGGCAGCGCCAAGGGCAAACAGGACGAGCGGCATGGAGCCGGTAAGAGCACCGTTGAGCTGCTCTCGGGCCTGACTCTCATCCATGCCGGAGGCACGCAGCCCGTTGTAATAGGTGCTCTCTTCGCGGAGCTGGGCGTCGGTCTTCTCGCTCACGACGCGGAAGGCGTTATCGGCGACACCGCCGGCGCTGAGCACACCGCCCGTGGCACCCATAGCCATGAGGCTGGCGAGGCCGCCACCGCTGAACACGGCGGGCACAACAGCCGCAGCGATGCTGGGAAGGGTAGCTGCCGTCTTCAGACCAATCGAGCTGAACGGCGCGGACCAGAACTCCGGCGAGCCGAACTCTGCGTTCAGCCGCTCCTGAGCAACGGGGCTGAGCTCCGAAATCTCTTCCTCGGTCCAGTCGCCCAACTTGTTGCGGAGATACTCGGCTGCGCCGCCGATCGCACTCGTAATGGGGCTATCGACCTGATCTGCTGCCCACTCGACACCACCAAGCGCGGCGGTGCCCACCCCGAGCGAGCCGACCTGTAGCGCGGTAGAAGCGTAATCCCCGAAAGTGGGAGAAGCAGGCCCTCGCCTCCGCAGCCACGGGTCCGGCATATCAAAACCTCATCGAGCCGTGCATTACCTCATATGGTAACGGTCACGGTATGTCCAGAGCGCGCTGCCTGCGCCGCATCATCTCTTCCAGCCCCTGATCTCGCTGGCGCATCATGCCACCGATCTCGTTCTGGCGCTGAACCGGATCAACCGTGGGCAGGGCTCGACCGATAGCCCCGACCCCCCTTCCGATGGCGTCCAGTATGGGGGTTTCCTGACGGCCCAGATTGCGGGCCATGTTGTCGCCCACCGTCTGAGGGATGGCGGTAATAGCAGCGCCCAGCCGGTTGAGGGTGTCGGTGTCCCTAGCGCCACGCTGTTCCTGCTTCGCCGCCTCACCCTTCAGGATGGTGATGAGGGCACCGCGCTGGTTCATGATGGTCTGGAACACGTCGGCCGGTATGTTGAGCGGCGGCATGGTGTCGAACTCAACAGTGACCATCTTGCCGTCCTCGGACCGCGTAGCCTTCGCGCCGCCCGGCAGAACCTTGGGGTCCATCTCCTCCGGGCTGGCATGGAGGAGCTGCGCCACGCCGCGCACGGCGTAGGCGGGCTGTGCCCGCACTTCGGGGTGGCGGACCAACTCGTTGGCCAGCAGCCTGATGTCGGGAGCCAGCCTCTGGACAGCAGCAGCGCCCTCCTCGCTACCCATCTCAGGGTCAGATAGCTCGGAGATATACTCATCAATCTCCGTCCGCACGGCGAGGTTGATGGTGTCGTCCTCGGTCGGGCTGGCGAAATCCGAACCACCTCCACCCCCGCCGGAGCTGCCCCCAGCACGATTGAGGCGCACAGCGTTGGCCTCTTCAACAGTCATCTGGGAGTAGTCGGGCGTGACACTCGGATCGGCCAGAGCCGCAGCGGCGGCGGCCGACATGGCGTTGGCCTTCTCCGCTTTCTGACCAGCAGCGGCCATGATCGCATTGTCGAAGTCCGCCGGCCCGAAGCCCATGATCATGGCATAGAGCTCATTCGGCGGCACAAGCTGCTTGGTCGTGGTCTCACCCGTCTCGATGTTCTTCACCACGAGCTCGAAGTCGTCGCCCTTCTTGTTGACATCGACCTCGTTGCCGTCCGGCACGAAGGCGTATGCTTTCACCGCAGCCTCGACCGCGCCGTCCATGTTGCCATCTTCGGCAGCAGCCTGTGCAACGGCGGTCCACCGCGAGAAGGACTGGCGGTAAGACATGAGAATGTCAGCGGCGACTTTCTTAGCCTCCTCCGACCCCGGCCCGTAGATGTCGCTGTAAACGTCGTAGGTTGCCCCCAGCGTGAGCAGGTTCACCGCCGCAGGGGACAGGTTCTCCTTGCCGCCCATGGCGTCGAGAACGATGTCCTGCGCCGACTTCACAAGTTTGGGGTCGGGGGCGTTGTTACCCGTGAGGTAATCGCGGGTGGCCGCCTCCTGATTGGGGTCAGGGACAGCGGTATCCTGCGTCAGCCCCATGGTGTTGGCCGCAAACGTAAGGCCATCCCGGGTAGCATCGTAAGCCATTGCGGCCGCACGTGCGATCTTGGCAGACTTGCCCGTCTTGGGTTCAGTGGAGGGGCCAGTTCCGCTCGCCATGATGTCGATCGCCTGCTGGCCGGCACTGCCCCGGGAGCCTTCGCTTCCTGCTTCTCCCCCATATCCCAGCAGCTGCTGAGCACGAGGCAGGTGCTCCTGCTCGATCCGGGCCACATGGCTGCGGATGTCACCGTTGCCGTCCGAGGCGTTCCAGCGCGGCTGCCCGTTCTTCAGAGAGCCGGCGTTCACGATGCTGTAGAGCTCGGCGAGGCCATGCCCGGGGCGCACGCCACGGTCCAGAAGGTAAGCCTTGACCGGACCACGCACCTGCTCGGCGAGCGTCATGCCATCCCTATACCCATAGGTGGCGCGCTCGTTGGGTCCGAACTGGATAGCCCCCTTGTGCTGGTTGTTCTTGCCGCCTTGGATGTTGGGGTTGGAAAGACCGCCGGTCTCGTAGGACATGAGCGCGGTCAGATGCAGCGGGCTGACACCCAGCTCCAAAGAGGTATCGAGAATGGCCGACACCGCCTCCTGATCGAGCTGTGGTGCACTGGTCTGCTGGCCGCCGGTCGGTAGGGCGGACTGCGGAGACGCATCGGGGGCGTCGGGAGCGTCGATGCCATACTTCCGGCGAAGCGTCTCTTGGATTGCTCCCTTGATCCCCCGGACCTTCTCGTTCTCCATCTCCTGCGCTTCAGCCTGAGCCCCGGTGTAACGGGTCTGGGCACCCTGCAGAGCCGAGCCAGCGCGGGTCCCCTCGATCTCGGCGCGCTGACGCTCGGGGTTACCCATCCAGTCGGCCTGCACGCCGGTGTAATCGGCATACGCCTCCTTGGACCGGATTTCGGCCTCCGTGCCGCGACGGCGAAGAGCCCGCATCTCCGGGTCCTTGTATTCCTCCAGCTCCAGCTCAGCGGCTTCGGTCTGGACCGCCTTCAGCCGACGGTCGGCACGGCGGTCCTTTACCCCCTCGAACAGGTCCACGCCCGAGGAGAAGGCCGACACGAAGTCCTTGAGTTCATTGCCGAAGGGCATGGTTACCTCACGGGTAAGGCTGGAGCGGCGGGGCGAGCGGGAACTGGTAAGGCAGTCGCCTCCTGTCGCTCCTTCTCAGCCTTCTCGATCAGATGGTGGAAGTGCTTCTCCCCATACCACTTCACGGCATCGGGCGGAATGACGAACTCGCCGGCGGTGAGCCGCGCACTCACATCATCCGGCTTCACACCGCCCGAAGGAGACGCACCCTCCGGCACCGGACCACCATCCTCGAACGCCAGCGTGGCCATGCTCCCAAGGAAGCCGAGCGCCGTGCCCCAACCGGACGACTGGGACTGGTTTGCCTGCCATGCCTGAAGCTGGTTCTGATAGCCCTGATTGAGGATATTGCCCCACTGGCCCACGGCTTGGTTACCCAGCCCTTGCCACTGGGGCGCGGTGCCCATCAGGTTACCACCCATGCCAGCGGTGGCATTCGCGTTTCCGATGGCCGAATTACCCGCGCCAACGCTACCGGCATACGACCCGGCGATCTGCCCCGGGTAGCCACGGCCAACGTTGATCGCTTCGGACCTTAGCGCACGAGCGGTAGCATCCACATTCTCGGACGCTTGGTTGCCGGCAGCTGCAGCCGCCGCCGCCTGACTGGCCCGCATACCCACATCGAGTGCTGCGAAGCGAGTAGCAGAAGGGTTGACACCGTAACTCTCAAGCTGCCGCTGAGCGGCCTGCCGTGCCCCCTCGAAGTTCTGGGCGACCGTAGCCTGAGCCCGGCCGATCTCCTTGTCCTTCCGCTCCTGCGTGGAGTAGTCGGCGGCCTCGGCGGCGAGCTGGTCTTCGAGTGGCTGGTAAATCTCCTCGTATCGAGCCCGGTCCTTCATCGCTGCGGCGTGCTGGTCCTGCATCGCCTTCAGCGTGAACTCGGAGGTCTCCTTCAGGACATCCTTGTTCTCGGCATAGACCGACTTCGCCCAGTCGAGCTGCTCGCGGGCGATCTTGTAGGACATCTCGGCGGACTTCTCGCTGACGCGAGCAAGCTCACTGTAGTCCGGCGGCTTAGGAGCCTTGCTTTTACCACCCATACCGGCCTCTCAGTGCTGCGTGAAGATTTCCTTGTCGTGGCTTATGAGTGTTCTGAAAGATGGAGAGGGCTGCAGCTTTATCCAGCGGCAGTCCTCACGGTGCATCTTCAGGACAACCAAGTCCCCGTCAGGAAACACATCGGCGATCCGAGCCACTTCCTTAAACCCCAGTTTACGATCGAACTCAAGAGCGCGCCTGTTGGTGGACGGCACGGGGCCGAACACAACCTCGCAATCGAGCTGGACAAGGGGGTAGTGGAAGCACACCCAGAGAAGGTCCTTGTTGATCCAGTTGGGCATGAAACTCGCCACGTGCATGGCGATGCTCTTGCCCGTGTAGTCCTTGTAGACGACACCCCCCGCCAGCTGCCCGCGCACGGAACGGCTGATAACCGTGTCCACCTCGGCATTGAAGCTGGTGCCCGAGGTTTCGGCGATCTTGCGGCCGTGGATGAGGTTGTCGAAATGTATCACCGTCGGTCCGACCCCCTGTTAGGCACGTCGTTGGGCTCGATGAGCCCTTTCTCCACGAGGTCCCCCCAAGTTACCATGGAGGTAACCGGATCAGCGCCGCCGCGCTGCCGGGTCATGATCTCCACCGCCTCCTTCAGAGCCATTACCGTGTCGTGCATGGACTCGACGGTAGGGCGGGGCTCCGGGATGGCGGGGAACTTGCGGGCATTGCGGAAGCGGAGGCGTCGGACGTTAAGCACTGGCAAGCTCCTTCGAGGTAGTGGCGAAGTGCACGGAGGTGATCTTCACTCGCGCCTCAATCTCAAACTGCCAGTATTCCGCCTTGAAGCCCGAGGGGCCTCTGAACAGCTCACCGGAACGCCGAAGCTCTCGCGTCATGACCAGACGATCATCGGCATAGAACCGGATGACTCCATACTGGTCCTCAGCAAGGGTTTGATCTTCAGCCACGTTTCGGACGGGGTTCTGGGCCGGGGTGGCTGGCGGAACGGTGAAGTCAACCTTGATCGCCCCGAAGTTCTTACCCATCGGGGTATTGAACGACTTGGACCGCCAGAGCGCCACCTCTACGGGGCTCTCGTCGTCTCGCTGGTCGATCCACTGAACCTCGTCGTTTCGCAGTAGGAACACCTCGCCCGACCACGCATCATTCTGGATGCCGAACATCGGGTCCTCGCTATGGAGGAGCGTGAAGGCGACGGTCTGGTTCATCGGGTCGATGAGCACGCCGTTATGCGCGCCGGTGTAATCCTCATTGGCAAAGGCGCTGGGCTCAAAGGTCCCTTCTTGGAACACACCCGGCACGACGCTGCCGAAGCCGTAGTAGGCGG